TAACAACGCACTAGCAACACTGGGCACGCCAGTCTTTCAATGGTCTAACAACGCCGCACCGAAGCTGCAAGGGCGAGGCCCGACGGCTGCTGCACTCGTGGATATGACCCCGGACTCAGGGACATTTACTGCGACACCGACGGGTGGCACGACTCCTATCACCGCCACGGCGGTATGGCGTCGCATCGGTGCTCTGGTGATGCTGGTTATACCAGCATGCAATATCACCAGCACCGGAGGCACGTTCACTATCACTGGGCTTCCGGCTGCCATCCAGCCTGCCAGGGCGCAGTTTGTTCCAGTTTCCGATGGCGCTATGGAGAATGGCGGCACCACCGGAGTAGCGAACGTCACTGCTCGATTTGCTGCTGCAAGCGGTACGATCACATTTGATATAGCCGGCAACACTGCTGGCTTCACTACTACCAGCCAGAAAGGTATCGCCAATCCCATTGTTCTTTGCTACCACATAGGTTAAGTCATGCAACTGCAAATCGAAGATCTCCAGGCGATCATCGGTATCGCCAAGACTGCGAAGATCGATGTCGACGACGCGGTCGGCGTCGGCCAATTGATCCAGCGACTCGAGCTCGCGGTAAGTTTCGGGATGGTCCAGATGGCCTCCCAGCAGGGACCTACGCCGCCTCCAGCTGCCTCGGTTCCTGATAAAGACCCGGCTGTCACTGACCCACCTTCTTGATGTATGATGCCTAAGTAGCCGCCACAGAGCGGTCCGGAGAAAAACAATGCTCAATAAACCGGTTCGGTTTGGCCCGGTCGCTCTGACGACTACCCTCACCACGAACATCCTCAATCCGACGGTCACGTCTCTCTCGGGACCTGTCGGCTTCACGCTGACGCAGCCGTACTTCCTGCTCAAGCACATCCGCGTCGTGAACAAGACGGCTGGCGCCGTGACGTGTTCGATGTGGGTCGGTGCCACCGGCGCCAATACCGCGGGTACCGAGTTCGCGTTCCAGGGGACCATCATCCCAGCGAACTCCTACGTCGACTGGTACGGCGCGCTGCGTCTGGACTCGACGGACTTCCTGGTCGGCGGAGCCGGAACGACGACCGCGCTCAGCTTCGAGGCTGAAGGCGAAGTCGGCTTCGCATAAGGGGTGGTCGAATGACCATCCTCAAGATTGAAAACTTCACCGGTATCATGCCGCGCTGGTCCGCGCGGCTGCTACCTCCGAACGCTGCGACGACGGCTGCAAACGCAAAGCTCCTCTCCGGGGAGCTACGCGGCTTCCATGAGACCCAGCTGCTCTTCGATTTCAACCCCAGCATCCCGGCGCATCCCATCCTCCGGGCGTTCCGGCTGCCCCAGAGTGTCAACGCGCCGATCCCGATCGGGGGCGCTGACACCTGGCTAGGATTCTTCGATGCAAACGTGGACTTCGTTCGTACACCGGTTCTTCAGGATAGCTTCGAGCGGTACTACTGGACTGGCGACAGCTTCAATCTTGGCGGGGCGCCTCAATACAACACTCGCGCTCGTATCAATGCTGGAAATACCGGCGGCAACGCGCCGTTCCTTCTGGGCATTCCGGCCCCCGTCAATCAGATCTCTGTCACTCCGCCTCCTGGAGTTGCGACGACCCGTTCATATACATACACGTTTGTGTCTGCCTACGGCGAGGAGGGCCCCCCTGGTGCGGCAACGGTTGCCACCGGGCAAAACGGGACTTGGGTGTTGGGAAACTTTGACACGGCGGTTCCTGCGAATACGAACGTCACCACGATCCGCATCTACCGGACAGTGACTGGCAACACCACGAACCAGTACTTCCACGTTGCGGACATTGCTATAGGGACGACAACCTACAATGACAACAACACTGACGTCACTGTGGCGAATAATTTCACGATGCAGTCACTTACTTGGACCGGTCCGCCGACTACGCTCCAAGGTCTCGTGGCGCACCCAGGGGGATTTCTGGTCGGTTTCTCCGGCCGGGATCTATGGATGTCGCAGCCGTTCCAACCGCACGCCTGGCCTGTGCAGTATATCCAGACGTGCCAAACTGAAATCGTTGGGCTGGCGGTATACCAGAACTGCATTCTCGTTATGACGACGAGCCATCCGTACTTCGCGGAAGGCATGAACCCACTCAATATCACGCTCCAGAAGCTGGATTCTGTGGACCCTTGCGTCAGCCGGCGCAGCATCGTCACCACCATCAGCGGTGTCTACTATGCCAGTCCGCAGGGCATCATCCTGAATACCGGTGGACAGACCCAGCTGGTGACCCGGCAGCTGTTCACCCGCGAAGAGTGGCAGAACCTGTTCAGCCCAACGACTGTCTATGCGGTGCCCTATGGTGTGGAGTACATCGGATTCAGCACGACTTCGACAGGGTTCATCTTTTCGCCGACTGACAGCTCTACGCCACTTACGCAACTTGATCGGTTCTCTAATGTCACGGCTATCCAACAGGATGCGTACTCGGGAGATGTGTATCTGCTCCAGTCGAACCAGGTGCGTCTGTGGGACCCGCCAGCCAGCATTCCGTATACGTACACCTGGCAGTCGAAGCAGTTCGACCTGATGAAACCAGTGAACTTCGGCGCGTTCCGCCTGAAGTTCCAGCCGAGCACGATCACGATCTCGGCCTCACAGCTGAGCGATTACACGAACTACAATGGCCGGCGCATCCTCAAGAAGCTGAGCCCGATCGACTCATTCCCGATCAACGGTGTGCGCACGCTCGCGCAGCCTGCCTTCCCACCTATTTCGGGGTATATCCCGCCGCCCGAGATCCGTAACCCCTTGGGTGGATCGGAGCTCTACAATCTTGGCCAGTACTCGAACTCCGCCGGCGGCGTCAACGTATTGATTCAAGCCAGAGATTTGACTTCGACGTGGTACACCCTTTTCCAGTACACTATCTCTACGGAACAGATCATTCGTCTGCCGAGCGGCTTCAAGAGCGACGCCTGGCAGGTGAGGCTTGTAGGGAACGTCCCCGTCTACTCGTTCACGATGGCGGAGACAGCCGATGAGCTTCGACGTGATATGGTCCAGCCGACACAGACATAAGAACATGAACCTGCAGAAGGCACTCGAAAGGATCACTGTGAAGGGGTTGATCATACCGGTCGTCATGGGACTGCTCGGATGGGGCGGTCATACTTTGCTCTCGGCGTACAGCGTCGGGATCGAAGTGGACAATCACACCCAGCAACTCAAGGCTCTGTGGGACAGCCAGCGTCAGACTCACAACGACATCCAGACTGTCGTCAACACCGTCACTCGCATCGACGGCAAGATCGACGTCCTCAACCAGAAGATAGACGATGATCGACGCGCGGCTAATCACGGACGTTAAGGGTGCGGAGGGCTGCCGTCTTGTTGCGTATAGAGACTCGCTCGGCCTGTGGACCATTGGATATGGCCACGAGCTTGACCAGACGATCGACTGGTCTGGACACGAGATCACTCAGGTTACTGCTGACGCACTGCTCGCGCAGGATCTTGAGCAGGCACAAGCAGAGACGCAGCTCCTTAGTGATTGGTCGCTTCTTGACACCCCTTGCCGGCAAAACGCGGTGGTCGAGCTTGTGTTCAATATGGGCGTCAAGCACTGGCTCGGCTTTCGCCTATGCCGGGCCGCTATCGCGAATCAAGATTGGAAGGAAGCCTCCGACCAACTAATCACCAGCAAGTGGGCTGTCGAAGTCGGCGCCCGCCGTTCTCTTCGTCTCTCGAACTATCTACTCACAGGACAATACCCGTGCCAATCTGGAACATAATCGCCGGTCCGATCCTCAGCATGATCAACAAGCTGATCCCGGACAAGGCGGCAGCGGCTGCTGCGCAGGCGCAACTGCAGTTGATGGTCACTCAGGGAGCTGTCGCTGAAGAGCTGGCACAGATCCAGGCTGTCACCTCGGCGCAGACCGACATCAACAAGGTTGAGGCCGCGAGCACGTCGCTGTTCGTTGCCGGCTGGCGTCCCTACGTCGGCTGGATCTGCGGGACTGCGCTCGGGATGGACTGTATCGTTCGTCCCCTGGTCAACTGGGTAGCGGCCCTCTCCGGGCACCCTGTCGATCTGCCGGCCCTGAACAACCCATGGATGCAGGCGACGATGTCGGGTATGCTGGGACTGGGGTTCAGTTTGCGCACGTACGAAAAATCACAAAACGTTGCCGGGAACCACTGATGCCTACCGTCAGCCGAGAACAGCAGAAGGCCATGTTCGCCGCCGCCAGCGGGCACTCCACCCTGGGCATCCCCCAGAGCGTGGGCAAGAAGTTCGCCGCCGCGGACATCGCCCGCGCCCACGGAAGAAGCACCGCCGGCTACGAGCGGGGCGGCCCAGTTCTTCCCGACCGCGCCCACCTCCCGCCCGTGGATATGGCCCGGGCTCATGCAGTTAAGGACGCCGGGATCAAGCCGGCATATCCGTCTCGACCTCCGTTCATGCGTTGATGTATAGTTGACCGGTACGTACACCCCCATTCCCCTTTGCAAAGGTACTCGACCATGAAACGCTTCCTGCTTGCTCTCACCGCCCTGATTGCCATGTCGGCCTTCGGCGCTGCTTCGTACTTCGGCTGGAACCCGGCGACGGGCGGCGAAGCCCTCCACGGTGTTCTGATCGACGGCGGTGCCGTGGCAGGCCCGGTTGTCTCTGGATCGTGCGGTACGCGCGGTACCATCGTCAGCGGCGCCTTTACGGGCACTATCGTTGGCGGTGCTGTGACCACGTGCACCACGGTACTCACATTCGCTGTCGCTGCCCCGAACGGGTATCACTGCGAGTTCGAGGACCTGACCACGCCGGCTGACCATATCGGACAGGCGTCATCGACTACGACCAGCTGCAGCTCGAATGCGGCCACCGTAGTTTCAGGCGACACTGTGTCGTTCATGGCCGTTGGCTTCTGATCGACTGATCGCAGACCCCGAGCGCGTCTACACCTGGATGGCGGCGCGCTCGGGGCTTGTTCGTGTGGCGGACTTCCACGGGATTGCCCGTGAGGTCGATGGTGAGCTGGTTGCAGCCTTCGGCTACGACTTCCACCAAGACTCGAGCTGCATGTTCCACGTGGCCTCTGAGCCCGGTGGGATCAACCTGACTCTCCTGCGCCGCGGCTTCTGGGTTCCGTACTGCCAGTGGGGCTACAACTGCCTCATCGGTGTCATCCAGTCCAAGAACGTGCAGTCCCTTGAAATCGCTGGTAGACTGGGTTTCACGGAACGTCTAGCCGTCCCTGGCGCGCATCCTAGTGGTGCGCTGCACTGGTACGTGATGTACCGGAACGAATGTCCCTGGCTCTTCGAGAACAAAAATAATGAGCGGCAGCGGCAACCAATCACCGGGCGCACCTGATCTTTCCAAGAACATAGGGAACGCCAACCAGACGTTCAACACTGCCACGAGCAACGCCGGGCAGACGTTCAACACCGCTCAGGCTTACAACCAGAACGCTCAGAACACTCTGAGCCAGGTCAACGGCGCCAACACGCCGATGATGAACCAGGTCAACCAGACGGCTGGCGCTAACCTCAACAGCTACAACCAGAACTTCATGCCCCTGCAGCAACAGCAGGTGCAGCAGGCGAAGGACTACACCAATGACCAGAATGTCCAGCAGCTCCAGGGGATGGCGGTCGCAGATCAGAACGCTTCTCTGCAGAGTTCGCTGGCGAATCAGCGCTCGGCTCTGGCCTCTGAGGGTGTGGATCCTGCATCCGTACACGGCTCCGCACTCACTACGCAAGCGGGAATTCAGGGAGCTGCCAACAATGCTAATGCGGCTAACCAGTCCTACCTGCAGACTCAGGCCACCGGACGAGGGCTAGTACAGGGTGCGAACCAGCTCGGCCTCCAGGTCGGGCAGGCGGGCACGACCGGCGCGCAGGCGGGCTCGGGCATCGGTACCCAGATGGTGGGCAACCAGAACCAGACAAACGCCGCTGGGATAAACAACCTCACAGCAGCCAACACGTACCTTGGCACCGCGAACAACGCCAACCAGTCTTCGGCAGGTATCGCCGGCCAGCAGTACAACGAGCAGCTCACCGAGCAGCAGGCGAACGCCGCCCGCGACAACGGCAAGTGGTCGGCGGTCGGTACCGCCCTGGGTATGGCGGGCGGCTTCGCGAGCAACTTCCAGCGAGGCGGGGTGGTCCCCGGCTACGCGCGCGGCGGCCCTGTGGGCCACCCATCTCAGCATCTGGGTATGGCACAGCAGCCTCCTGTGGCACCGTTCTCGGGTGGCGGAGTTCTACCGCGACAGCTGCCCAACAACTACGATATGGGCGGCCCCGTGGGCGGCTACTACGGGATGCAGGGCCCCACGATGATGGACATGACCGGCGTCGCGAACGCAGGGTATGGCAACGCTCCGGGGATGCCCGGCGCGATCGGTAGTCCCGGCTCCGCGCCCAGCCCGCTTGCAGGCAACTACGCCAACCCGATGGTCAATCAGGCATCTGGTAACTGGGATGGCGGCGCGATGCCAGTGAACGCGGTTCCGAACGCTCCGTCGCAGGGCGGCGGTGGCGGCGGTAACTCACCGGGCGCCGGCGGCGCTCAGCTGGGTAACTTCCAGGGTTCGCCCATGGCTGCCGTCAACCAGGACTTCGTCCAGGGATTCGGCGCCGGCAAGGGCGGCGGCGGAGGCGGCGGTGCTGCTGCCGGAATGATGTCAGGCATGATGGCTCGCGGCGGCCCGGTCGCTCAGCAGGGCGCGCTCCCGAATTCGCCAATCCCTGGCTCGACCGACACCAAGCCCGCGTGGCTCACGCCGGGTGAGTTCGTCATCCCGCACGACGTCGCCGCGTGGAAGGGCCACGAGTACTGGTACAAGCAGATGGACAAGGCCCGCGCCGACATGCATGCGCAGCACGGTGCTCTGCCGCCTCCGCCCATGGCGATGACGACGCGAGGACACTGAGATGGCTGGCGCTCTTCCCGAACCGAATCAAGTTCTGGCGCAACAGAATGCGTCGCAGTGGGCAGGCTATGTTCCGCCCAACACCTACACGCAGTACGGCGTACTCCCGCCGGCCCAGACACAGCCCAATGCACTCCTGGGACAGGCTGGTTACACCGGCACCCCGAGTGGTGGCTTCATGTCCGGCATATCGGGAGGCTTCAACACGGGTCAGCAGATCAAGGGCGCGTATCGTGTCGACAAAGAATACCAGGCGGGTCAGCAGCAGAAGCGGCTCCAGGCGCGGCAAGCTGCGAGCCATGTACTAGCCGTTGCCCCCAAGGATCGTGGCGATCCAGGGTACGGAGAGGACCAACAGAACCGCGCTGACGCACAGCAGCAGCTCAACACGCTCAGCCAACCGCAGGGTCTGGCTGGCTTCTTCAGCAAGATCGGTGAGGCAGTGCATCACCTCAGCGGTCATCCTGGACAGACCGTGCTTCCTGGAGCACCGATACCCACCCCGCAGGCGCCGCAGGCCGCGCCGCAGGGACCGCAGGCACCTCCGGTACAAGAACCCACTGGCGGCGCACCTGGCACACCCGGTGCAGTAGGCGCTCCCGGCTCTCAGCCGCAGGGACTTGAGATGGGCGGCCCGGCAGGTATTGACCCGGTGCCGACGAACGCCTTCAACGAACACACGTTCACTCAGGGACATGGCTATGCTCAAGGCGGACCAGTCATTCCTAGCGCGGCTTACCCAGCGTTGGGTCAAGTCACTTCCGCAGGCACCCAGGGTCAGCAGCCTCCTAATATTGCTGCGGGCGGCGGCTGGCGTGGATTTGCCGATGGCGGTTCGGTTGGAGTTGGTCCGCCGGGCGGTCAGGTCGCTCCGCCCCAACCCATGGCTGGACCCCCGCAAGGACAAGCCACTCCGGGAACTCCACCCGGGATGGCCGGTGCGCCCGGGTCTCTGCCGCCACAGGTCGACCCTCGGGAAATGATGATGGGCCTCGGCCCGGCCGGTGTGAAGTACTACCAGGGACTTGCGAGTGCATCGCTGAACGACAAGGGCGAGCCGCAGGGGCGCGAGGCAGTCCCGTCGGCGCAAGCGAACCCGAACGTTGCTATGCAGGATGCGCAGAACAACCCGGCTGCGATGAAGGGCGTTCCGTCGGACAGCCCCGAGGAGTCTGGTAAGCCGGCGCACTCACTGTCGGCCAGCTGGTACGACAACCAGGATCAGCTCGCGAGCCTGGCAGCGTCGCATGCTGCGATGGCCGGACACGATCCGCAGGCGGTCTATGCCGCCATGAACAACATGACGACGAGCTTTCTCCAGACGCACATCATGCGTGAGGCCGGCGCCGCGGCAGTGGCCATGCAGAATGGCAACATGCCTGCGGTCGAGAAGGCCCTCAAGAACATGTACTACTACATCCCCGACGGCCAGGAGTTGAAGACTCAGAAGGTCGGCGGTCAGCTGATGTACCAGAACCCGATCTTCCCGTACCTCGACAAGAACGGGCAGCCGACTGATCAGGGCGGCGCTGGCGCGCAACCCAACATGCAGCCTGTGGATGCACAGCACATAGCGATGATCGGACAGGCCGCGCTCGACCCGCTGTCGATCGGCAGGCTCATCATGGACTCGCGTGCGGCATACGCAAAGATGACCGCCGAGAAGATGACTGCGCAGGGTCAGCTGTACCGCGGACAAGGCATCGCGGCTTCCGGTCAGGGAGCTCTCGAGCGTGGGCAGGCCGAGCTCCAGCGTGTCAGCTCACAGAACTACAAGGACCTGGCTGCCGGCGATATGGATCGTGCCAAGGCTGCGGCGGCACAGTTCTCGATCAGGATGCTCCGCGGTCAGAACCTCGATCCGGCACTGTCGGCCAACGTGAAGCAGGTCGGTCCTGCCATGGACGACATCCTGCTCGGGCCGCTGAAGACCCAGGACCCGAATTCGCTCAGCCCTGCCGCTGGCAAGAACGTCCGCGATAACACGCGCGCGATGGAAGGCTCGCAGCAGGTGAGCGGTGAGGACTACGCCAAGCTGCAGGCGACTGCAACCGGCCTCGCCGCGAAGGGCGTGCCCGCGCGGCAGGCTGCGCTGATCGCGTGGCAGGCATACAAGGCCACCGGCCAGACGCATCCGGCCGAGGGCGACCCGAGCCCCGCCGCACGCGCGCAGGGCAAGGGCAACGTACCGAACGTGTTCGTCGACCGGGACGCGCAGGGCAACGGCGTGCTGCACATCTGGACGGGCAGCCCGTCAGGCGGCAAGGGCGGCGTCATCAACCGCGGTGAGAAGGGCGGCGGCTGGCAGACCTATCCGATGGATGAAGGTTCCGGTGCTGCTCTCGCTGGCGGCGAGCGCGCGAAGCAGCAGTGGCTGGCTGTCCTAGGCGCGACAATGGGCGGCGGATCACAGCCGAATCAAGTTCTCCCTGGCGGCGCACCTGACCAGACGGCTGCGATGGATGCCGCTGATCAAGGTGGGTCAAGTGGTAGCAGTCCCTCTCCCTGACGAAGGCTCGCAGCAGCTCCTGAGCGGTGCTGAGGCGGTAGCCCACCAGGCTCTTACGGGCGGTCCGAAGACGACCGGCGAGGCTCGAGCCCGTTCCGTCAGCGACCTCAAATCCGAAGGATTCACCGATGCCCAGCTCGCTCCCCCGACCATGGGTCCGAGTCCCAACGCCTCTGTGGTTGGCGTCATGGGTGCGGGGCCGTCCCCGACCGCTCAAGCGCCTGGTGACGAAGGCCCATCAGCTAACGCTCAGGAGATGCAGTGGCATGGCCCGGTAAAGACGAAGACCGAGCAGAAGACACCCGGCACCATGCAGGGCTTCTGGGATGAGTTCGGCAACAAGCTCGGCGAGGGTCTGGCCGCCACTGGCAAGGGTCTGAGCAATCTCGGCTGGGGTGTGTTTGCCAACACCGGCAACCGCCTGCTCCCCGGTGACTCAGACGCGCGCGCCGACGCCGGCTTCAAGGCCATCGCCGACACGTACGATCCTGCGATCAAATACTACCAGGAGAACTCCGCACGCAACGCGGAGCAGACGAGTGAGGGTGCGAAGATTGTTGCCGGTGGTATCGCCGGCCTCGCGCCCCTGGCCCTAGGCCCGGAAGCCTACATGGGCCAGGCGGCGATGAATGCCGGCACCGAATCGGTGGACGCTGGGCAGGACCTCAAGACGACCTATGCCTTGGTGGCGACCAATCTTATCGCGAACGCGGCCGGCATGTCCGTGCCGTTCAAGAGCCCCAGCGTAATCAAGCGTGTGCTCGCCAACGGGACATTCGCCGCGGGCGTGAGTGCAGCGTCCGAGTGGGCCGCACAGGGAATCCTGCGTAGCGGTGGATATCGAGATGCAGCTGACAAGATCGACCCGACTGATCCTGCGAGCCTGATCACCTCTGGCTTGATGGGCGGTATCTTCGGCTGGCTCGCTAAGCCGAAGAACTCCAAAGGATTCATTGATCGTGGCGGCACGCTGCCGCCCGAGCTCATGCCTCCCCCGGAGGGCGAGCCTGGCAAGGTGGGCGCGGAGCCACCGCCGCCCGCTGATATTGGTGGTGGCATTGCCATCGACAATACGGGGAGCCCGGTGCAGTTCACCGGCGCGCGCCCCGCCGACCATCCGACTGCGGAACCGATAGCTGACCTCAAGGCTCAGGTCGCGGACATGAAAGATCCGAAGACCGCGCGCAAGGCGGTGTACCTGAGCCCAGAGAACAGGGTGGCGCTCGGCCCCGACGGTCTGGCTGACCTGGCTCAGGGCACCCAGCAGATGCGGAACTTCGACGGCAAGGGCGGCGTGCTCCTGGTCGATGGACCTGAAGGCGCCAAGGCGGCTCGCGCGCTGAAGAAGTCCAACCCCGACATGCAGGCCGTGCTGGGTGAGCTCACCGGCGCTGGTGGCGGCAAGACGAACGAAGCGACCATGGTTGTGCAGGGCAAGACGCCCGAGGGCGCCGTGGCGTCCGAGAGCCTGGTCAAGCCCGAGGAGGTCCAGGCTCGCGCCCAGGAGATGGCTCAGGAGGGCAAGACCCCCGTAGTCACGACCATGCCAGAGGCTTTGGCCCGTCGGGAGGCTGGAGTTGCTTCACCAGAAGCCCCACCTGCCGAGATCGGCGTCGCTCCGGGGCCGAGTGAGGGGGCCGTTCCGGTGGCGCCAGAGGCCGCTGAGAAGCCCAAACCGGTTACGGCCGCACCAGAAGAGTTACAAAAGCCAGCTGCAGGCCCAGAACGGGTGATCATCCGGACGGGCGGCGGCGAGCGCGCGGCCATAGTCCAGGGCGAGGCCAAGGAAGGGAAGCGGCCGGTGATGCTGGTCGATCACGAGGGGGAGCCTACCGGCACTGTGGTACACGTTCCGGAGGAAGCTATCGTTCGTGGGCAGACTGTCAAGGAAGAGGCGCCCCCCGAAGCGCCCGTCAAGACTGCACCTGCTCCCGAGCCCGTGCGACAATCCCCGGCTGAGCCTGTGGCTTCTGCACCACAAGCCGAATCCGTTCGTGGGCACGAAGATATACGAGAGCAGCCCGCGAGCAATACCGAAAATACTAACAACATACCAGTTGCGTTCCAACACCTTGACCAGGTGCGCGCAGAGTTCAAGCAGAGCGAAGTCCCGCCTGAAGGAAAGAAGCGCGCAGGCTCGGTGAAAGATCGCGCTGGCAACATCGCAGCGTTCGCGCGGCAGCTCATGGCTGCTGCCAAGGCCGCGCACGAGGGCGGTCTCGCCGATGAGTCGCGTGTGCAGGCAGCGGCCGACGCTGCGCGCGCAGTGGCGCGGCTCGACCTGAAGTCCGAAGAGGCCATGGGTAAGGGGCAGGGCATCGGCCACTCCATGATGGACTGGCATGCCAAGAATATGTTGGATGCCGCTGAGGGGTTGATGAACCCCAAGCACACACCGTCGCCTCCGGAGCTGCCCAACAAGAGCGAGAAGATCAAGGCGCGCGTTTTGAAAGAACGCGAGAATCGTAGTGCAGCTACGAAATCAGAAACAAAATCAAATGAGCCGAAGGTCAAGGTCATCGAGGATGTCCCCGATGAGACCAAGCCGCGCAAAGTTACCGCCGGCGAGGTGGTGAAGCTCAAGGCTGCCGGCGATGCACTGGTCAAGGCTGAAGATGAGCCTGCACGCAAGGTGGCGCGTGATCGTCTGACGAAGCTCATACAGGAAGTGCAGCCGCACCTGAGCACCGACGACGTCGAGACCATGGTTGCCTATCATGAAGGAGAGGCCCGCGATCGCGCTCGGCCGAAGACTCGAGACGAAGAAGTCGACGAAGAATTCAACGATCAACGATATGACAATCCGATGCGCACGGCACCTGCCTCCGCACAGCGCCTGGTGACTCCGCTCGCCACGCGTCTGGATCAATCAGGGTTCCACGGGATGCTGCACGACGTGATGGATCTCAACACGCCGATGAGCCTGCACCGCCTGCTGGACCAGATCATCGGCACTGCGGAGGGGCACCAGGATAGCGCCATCATTGGCAGCATCGCGAAGGCGATACGCAATGTCGTACCTGACATGGCGGTTTACTCGCGAAGCCGCGTCCTGGATGCGCAGGCAGGTCCCACCGAAGACCTGGGTATGCACTCGTACTTTCCCGGCGATGGACGACAAGAAATTCAGATCCGCGCCGGCGAGAATAGCAAGGGCATACCGCCGTACCAAATCCTCCTGCATGAAGCAGTGCACGGCGCAACCGTACGCTTCATGCGCGCCAACCCGAATCATCCATTCACCAAGGAGATCGAGCGTCTACATCAGATCGCGAAGGAGCGCGAGGTCTACATGCATCTCGAGCAGGGACCCCTGGAAAAGATCTATGACATGTACGGCATGGAGAATCCGTACGAGTTTATGTCCGAGGCGCTGACGAACCCGAGCTTCAAAAAGTTCCTGATGGACTCCGAGAACTATCGGCAGCCCGGAGAGAAGCTGCGTCCGATATTGCACCAGCTGGCGGATGCGATCCGCGGCCTGTTCGGTATGAAGTCTGGCCGCCAGGGACAGCTGTTCGACAACATCCTGGATGTCACCGGGAAGATTATGGGCGCCGACAAGGAGTTCAACGGTGAAGCAATCCCACTCAATCATCCGAGTCGTACGGCAGCTGCGCTCCAGGTCATTCAGCATGCGATGGCTGATAAACCTCAGAGGGCGCTACCTCATGAAGGGGAGCTACGTCGCACGGTTGGAGACAGGGCCGCAGATACTGCACGGGACTTCAATCGCTCTGTACGCGGCCGGGTGCCGGCTGCGGTCCGCCGTGTCGTCCTTGCGGATGAGACTCACGACCAGATCCTGAGAACCAACTCGCACTGGTTCGGCAGCGACGACCACCTGAATCCGATGAACCAACTGGCTAACACCGAGCAGCAGAAGGCCGTTATCTCGGGCAAGATGCTGGGTCGTGCCGGTGAAATTTCCAGGGACCGTTCTTTCCTGGGAAAGGACGAGGACAGCCGCCTTGGCGCACTACAGCGGGACACCACCATCTGGGGGATCGATCCCACCAAGGCACCGCATCTGCAGTCTGTGAGCATCCAGGCTGAGCCGAAGTTCCAGGCTCGCTACGACGACTTCACGGCGCGGTGGAACAAGCTCTCGCCCGAGGCGCAGGGCGTCTACACGAAGGAGCGCGACTGGAATGAATGGGCTACGAAACAGATGCGTCGCGCTGCTATTGACGTATCGCTGGACAGCTACAGTGACCGGGATGTTACTCAGGCGCAACGCGCGCTCCTGTATTCTGCGCGCAGCCCGGGTGACTATGAGTCGCTGGTAGGCACGGGCAAGCTGATTGATGTTGGCGACCGCAACAAGGGGCTGATCGACTCGCTCAACAACACCGCGAGTCTCCACCAGATCGACGGGCCGTACTTCCACCTGGGGCGGCACGGAGATCTCGTAGTGCAGGTCAAGCCAGAAGGTGACCGGTCATTCGGTACCAAGGCCGAGGCCCAGGCGTTCTCTGATAAGATCCGCGCGCTGTCGCCAAAGAGCACCGCCAAGATCGAGGAGCTCGGAGGCAAGTTCAATGTCAACTACAAGGCTGATTACGTCAGCATGCACTCGAACGCTGTGGAGGCTCAGGAGCACGCTGAGGCACTGCGCCGTCAGGGCTTCGATGTTGGCCCCGTCACACAGAAAGTTCTTTCAGAGAATTCCACCCCACTTGCTGGTGGAGTCCAGAACGTTGTTGCCGAAGCCACCCGCCGGCTCACTCGCAATGGCGCTGGCCCGGAGACTGACGCCCTGGTGGCCGCGCTGAAGAAGACCTACACGTCTATCCTGGCCAGCCGGTCTGCCTACGCAGCCTCCAAGCTCGCCCGCAAGGGTAGCGGTGGTGTGAAACCCGAGGAGATGGGACGCAACTTCGCGGAGCATGCCCAGTCACTGGCATGGAACACCAGCCACCTGTCGACCATGTTCAAGGCCGGCGAGGCGCTCGGCAAGATCCGCGACATGGCGAAGAACCCGGAGGGCGGCGTCGATCAGAAGACCGTTACCCGCCGCGGCCAGGTGATGGACGAGCTCAACAAGCGGCTCACCCAGGACATCTCGCAGTACGGCCAGCCGAAGTCGGCGCTCAACAGTGCCATGGCGAAGCTGGGGTTCATGAACTTCCTCGCGAGTCCGTCCCACGCAGGGATCTGGATGACGCAGAATTTTACAACCGCCATGCCTGTGGCAGGCGCCCGCTGGGGCTACGGCAAGACGTTCAGTTCCTTCGGACACGCGATGCGAGTAGTCTCGGGCCCTGCATTCCACCAGGCTTTTATGGAGCACCTCTATGGGCTTCCGGGAACTGACGCGCACTTCAACGGTAATCGGATTGAAGAGGCGGTGCTCCGTGCAGTTCAGAAAGATCCGCGCCTGGCTAAGTGGGCCAAGGGTGAGAATTCCCATCTCGCGCAACTCATGGACCGGGGCCTCCTACAGTCCTCGTTCTACGCTGAGCTTGGAAACATGGCTCAGGGTAAGGGACTCTTTGGCAATGTGGGAACGCGTGCGTTCGACTATGCCCGCCTACTACCTCACATGGCGGATGTATTCAATCGCATCTCCACGGGTCTGGCGGGTCTTGAGCTTACTGGTGGTGACCTCAGTAAGGCGCTGGACTTCGTAAAGGAGACCCACATGGACTACGGCCAGGGGAACAAGAGCCGGGTCTTCAAGATGGTGGGGCGCAACTTCAACTCGATCACGATGTTCCGGACCTACACCCAGGGCATGGCGCACCTGCTGTACTCCAACATCAAGAACATGGTGTATGCTGAGACCAAGTCGCGCGCTGAGGCGGCGAAGACTGTGGCGGGCATGGTGCTCGGCACGTCGATCTTCGCCGGCGTGATCAAGGGTGCAGTACTCGAGCCGGTGCGCCTGGCTGTCTACGCATACAACAAGCTCTTCAATGACCCCGATAACTACTTTGACCTCGACACTTCGATTCGTCACTTCGTCTCTGATCTGGTGGGCCCAGCTGCGGTACAAGCAATCACTGGCGGCCTACCTCGTCTGCTTGGCTTCGATCTTTCGTCACGCATGGGTCTATCGGATCTGTTCCTACATGATCCTCCTGACCTCCTAGGCTCGACGAAGGACAAGCTGATGGCGTTCGCCGGCACCATGCTGGGCCCGATGCCTCAGATGGTTGCCGATCAGTACACCAGTGCGCGGGACGCCTTTGAGCGTGGCGACATGCTCGGCGGCTTCATGCACATGGTGCCCATCAAGGCGATGCACGACGTGCAGAAAGCCTGGCAGCTCTACTCCAGCGGACGTCAATCTACCCTGGGTGCGCAGCTCACGCCGCCGTCAGCCGGCGCCGCGGTGTGGCAGGCGCTCGGCCTCAAGCCATCGGGTGTGGCCAATGTGCAGGAGCGTGAGGGGACAGTGCGCGGGTACAAGGCATGGGAGGATCAGCGCAAGTTCGAGCTGATCAGCCAGTACATGACTTCGCCCGAGGGTCAGAAGGGTTCGATCATGGATCGGATACAACACTTCAACACGTTGAACCCGGGTCACAAGATCTCCTACTCGGATTTCCGCCGGGCCCAGGTGGGAGTGAAGGGACAGGAAGCAGTTGCGACCGGACAGCCTACGCGGGATCCGCGCGCAAACGAGCTCGTGAACTACTAACGCTCGAGCTCTTTCTTAATGGTGTCACCGATAACGCCCCTCCACTGGGACTGATTCTTCCAGCACCAGACTCGAACTACTCCCTGGCCAATTCGTGTACGTGTCATCGTTGCATCCGGCACGACTCGCAGAAGCTGCTGGGCGGCCCACTTGGAGGAAACAACTTTATTGAGTTCCGTCTTAAGCAGTCCGCGCACCTCATCGATTTGAAATAGGTCACGATGAAACGGTGTGAGACCATTTGCCATAGCATCATGAATCACCTGGCATTCCTCTGACATCGACAGCACGCTCATGCGCTGCTTGGCCAGCGTCATCGGTGGGGGGGTTTGTGGGTTGAAGCCAGCGAGGTTGATACGTCCAAAGATGAAACGTAGAACTCCTGCCGCCCGGTCGCTCGCCAGGAAACGGTGGATGAGGTCAAAGTATTTGCGGTGCTGGGATTCACTATAGGCGCGATCGGGTGAAAGCTCATAGATTCCCCATCGTCGCTCCTGTCTGGAGGAGATGAACATAGCATCGTTATAGTTCGACGTGGCAGTAACGACAAGACGATTCGGTATGTTGTACACGTCGAGTCCCTTCTGCTCAACTCGCACAGTAGCGTCTGTAATAACAGCCTTGAGCTTGTTGGCAATCTTAGAAGAGCTCCAGTGACCGTTGACGTGGATCTCCTCAAGATGGAGGAGGTGGGCGTTTCCCAGGTAGCCTGTAAAACGACCTTCAAGGTCATCATTTGTAACCTTCGTAGCATTGTCTACTCCCACCAGGAGACGGGGGATGTCGTAGAGGGCGAGGGTCTTGCCGATACCTTCCTTCTCAGAGATGAAAAGAAGCGCCGTAGCGATCTTGGTCTGCGGTTTCTGTACGACGTGCCCCATATACTGCAGCCAATAGCGCTTGAAGGCTTGATCCCCCGGGCGGGGAAAAAGGTAATCGCAGAGATCTCGAAACAGTTCAGCCTCTGCTTTTGCCGGGACCACTTCAGGTGGCGGATCCACATACCGATTGACGTAACGACGGTTGTTCTCAGAGAACACAAAGCTCTGACCAGGCGCGAAGCCCAGTGAGTCCACCTGCCGAGTGTTGGGAGAATTCTTGAGGATGGTGACCGCAGAGAGCGATGCTCCGTTGCTGCTTCGTGGCATGCGCCAGGCGTTGAGGTCGTCGATGACTTCCTTACCCAGACAGTTCCGTCTGCCGATAGAGTAATAAGTTCCTTGGTTTTCGACATATATAAAATCGGAGGTGAGAGTTGATCGGGCTTCTTCAATCGTAAGGCGATTGCGGCCTCGCGCCAGAGACTCCTGCGCGCGAACATCAGCGCGTACAGCCTCCGCAATGAACCCTTGAGAGCTGACATCGACGACGTCATGATCATCCTCCGCGACAGGTCCCGACCAGCCAGCGTCCTTCGCCATCTTGACGATGGTTCCAATCGTGACCTTGGGTCCATCGGAACGGACAAAAGAGTCCCAGGTCTTGCGCACGTCGGCGGTGCCGCGGTACGCAGCCTGGGACGAACTCCAAGCGTCTGCCAGCTTGAAACCTTCCTCGCCCTGGTCCCAGTCTTTCAGGGCCGCGAGCACCAGAGTCCACGTATTGCGGCGCTCGTTACCCGTCGAGGGGATAACGATCGCCTTCAGCATCGACTCTACTTCGGTGCTAGTAAGCGGGTCATACGATGTCCCCCCTGCGAGGTCGTCGTTGATACTTGTATCGAGTGCACTCTTTGGTACGGGGAGGGCGGTATCGGCCAGGGCAACTTGTTGGGGCTGGAGGGCACGAAAAAGATCCGCGGGTTCAAACACCGCGCCAGTATCCTGTAGCACTTGAACAGGACGCGGCGGTATGTATTTGTGATTAAGGGTCCCGGGTATCCGTAGAACGCGCGCAGCGTCTGCGGTAGCGGTAGGATCGGCGTCGAAGCCAGTTGACTTACATGCCGCTTTGAGCGCCAGGGCCAGAGCTCGCCAAGCGGCCACCTCCAGAGGTTCCGCAAACGGCCAGTAGACATGGTATCCACCACCCGAATCGACCACGATGGCCGGAGCTGGTAGGCCCACACTGCGTACGAATGTGTTAAGTGCCGTAAGGGTGCCAGCTTTAGAACCGAAGTCCTTAGCATCGAGATCGAGAAAGAGGGCGCGTTTCGCAAGCGCCTCTTCACCCCGCCGTCCAGATGGCTTGTAGGAACCAACCGCATAGTAGACGTCTAGCGGACTCGTGCTGGCCTGGGTAGCCCGGTGCACCAGGGCATCGAACGTGGGTATCCCGTTCAGCTCTAGCGGCGGTGACCCCTTGCTCAGCGCGAGTAGGCTATACGACCCCCCATCTGGCAGGACCCGCTCGAAGAACTTTTTCATTGTTACTCAGCATTGAGTTCGGCCAGGATGCTTGAGATGTCGTCCTGCAGGTTCGGTGTCGCTGCCGGACTTGCTGCTGCCACAGGCTGCACAGGAGCCGGCTGGGAGGTCGCTGCAGGAGCCGCGGCACCAAGGGTGATCCCATTCGTCTTGGGCGCCTCGGGCTTCGTACGTGGCTTGGAGGCCGGCTTCGCGGGCTTCGCGGGCGCTGCGGCTGCTACCGGAGCGGGAGCAGTCGCTACCGGGATGGGAGTAGCCACCGGCTGCTCGAAGTCCGGGTCGACCTTGGCCTGTTCCGGGGCAGTCGGTGTAGTAGCAGTTGCCCCCGAAGCCGCCGCCTCGCCGCCGAGCACCTGCTCGACTGCCGCCGAGCTGTACAACTCGGCTACCTTGGCGAATTCAGCCTCAGTCAGCGGTCTAATCGCCTTGAAAGTCGGCTTGGGGTAGCTCACGTCCATGTCGAACCCGAGCCGCACAGCCACGCCGTTGTACGGGTAGCCGCGGGACTTCATCGTTTGCCCCAGCGTAACCAGGCCCTTGAGGGCCGAGGCGGGGACACGGAACAGCATAGGGCCACCAAACGCGGTGTTCTCGATGTCGGCCAGGGGGACGACAGCCAGTTTACGGTTGTCCTGACACGCCTTAACTTCCACACCAGTGTCTGTGACCCGGCTGCCGAACTTGTTCTGAGGGCATAGAGCGCAATTGGTATGTTGCTTCTCAGGTGCGCCAGCCGCCGGCACCTTGCCATCAGTCGAGTAGCATACCGGCGCAGAGGCGTCGCCATCTTCGTAACCGCCCTTGAAGTACTGCTTGGTGAGGAACGGGTTGGCTTTGATGATCACAGCCTCGAGACTGGGCACCGGCTCGCCGTTGCGATCCACGATGGGGTTCTCGTCGCCGTGGAACTTGATGCGCCACTTGCCCCCACGTATGGAGACGATGGCGTAGTTGCCGGACATACCGCCGGCGAGATCGTCCACCATCTGCGTGGCCGCGAGGGCCTTCATCGCTTCGGTGGGCGCGAGTGAGGTGTTCTCTTGAAACACCTGGACTTCCTGAGACATTGAATACTCCTACGATTTACGAATGCGAACCTCTACGGTCGTGGACAGTTCCACGCCGGGAGGCAGTTCGTTGGTTGATTGAGCGAAGTCTTGCACGGCTGATTTGGCGAGGCGTTTCTCTAGGAATTCCCAGGCGCCGTTGTCTTTGATCCAGGTGAGGGCAGCATCCCAGTCGTTGATCTTGACACTATGCACATCCTGTTTGAAGACGGTACCGACATCGCGGACGGCGATGTTATCAGTACCTGACTTGTTTAGGAAGTCCAGAAAGAACGCTTCGAGCTTATTGAGCTTGCTCTGCAGCTCTCCCTCAGAGACCTTGTGCTGGTCCTTGAGTGCCGCCAGTGCAGTGCGCAGCTTCAGGTACGCACCGATTGCGTCATCCATCTTTATAGCCATCATCTATCTCCTATGTTGATGTAAGAAACAACGGGGCCTTTCGACCCCGCCGGACGGATCACCCGCCGGGAGGTTTTGCCGCGAGCGCAAGTACGACGAGCTCCGACTGCCGGGGTTTATCGCGATTGTGGTACTGGCCGGCTGATCCACATCTGGCTATCCCGACTGAGCGGGCCCCGCCAGCGGGGGTGAGTTACAGTTTGGATCCGTCTTCCTCGAAGAGTTCAAGGAGCGCGCCTTGGAGCTTTGCTTTCCGTCTGAGTCGGTCATAGACCTGCTTCTCCGCGTCGGTTGCCTGAATGTGAATGATGTGAGTCTTATTCTTCTGTCCGCTACGAGTGATGCGGGCGTTCGCCTGCTCGTAGATTTCCAGTGACGGTAGAGGAGACGCCCAGATAATGGTCGCGGCCTCGGTGAGCGTCAGTCCGTGAGCCATGGTCCCGGGATGTGCGACCAACAACCGCGGAGCTGAAGATTTCTGGAAAGCCATAAAGATCTGGTCGCGTTGCCCTTTGGGCACGTCGCCGTGCACCATCCCAACGGTATAGAGTTTGCCAAGCACACCGCCGAGCAGCTCTACCAAGTACCTGTAGCCAGCGAAGATGATTACCTTGTGCTCTGTCTGCTCGATGCACGCGACTATCTCCTTGATCCGTTCCACGCCGCCGATGTACTGCCCCTGCCCCTGCGAGTCGTATGCGAAGCCGGCGCTGAGCTGGAGTAGCTTGCCGAGCTTCACGCCTTCGTTCGCGGCCGTGATTTCTTTCCGTCGGATCTGGACTTGGAATTCATTGAGCATCTTTTTGTACGCTGCTTGAGTTGCAGCTCCAAGGGCGACTGCTCGGGTGGAGTATGTAGTCTCAGGGAGGTCGAAGCACTCCTCACGTGTGAATCTAACGGCTGGCTGCATAGCGGTGTGGACGTGATCGAGGGCGTCCTTACGGGGTACCCACTTAAATGTAGTGACCTGCCGCATGGTGGCGTCTCGGAAGGACTTGAACGTGAAGCCAACACGCCGGGGAGTGAGCAGCTTGACTTGCCCGTAGGCATCGGTTGGAGCGTTGGGAGTTGGTGCGCCAGTAAGGCCCCAAGCATATTCAGATCGTTCGACAATTGGCCGCATGAAGCGCCAGCGAGCAGAACGCGAATTCCGATAGACGGCAAGCTCGTCGACAACAAGTCCATTGATATCGGATCGCTCAAACAATTCTTTATGAAGTACCTGCACTCCATCATGGTTAATGATGTAGACGTCAGCCGGCTGAGCAAGGACTCGAGTTCTTTTTTTCCTATCGCCATACAACACTCCGGTTACCAGGTGAGGAAAGTTCTCGAAGATCTCATTCTCCCATACAGTCGTGAGAGTAGAGAGGGGTGCTGCGACAAGCAGCCGAGTGAGCACTCCCAGGGATCGCAAGTAGTCATATGCGTATAGCACTGCCCGAGTCTTCCCCACGCCCATCTCCGAAAGAACATACGCACGCTTGCTGACTGTAAGCAGGTCAGCAGTGATCTTCTGGGATTCAAACGGGTGCCCCTTGTTCCAGTCGTAGTAGTTCAGGATCGGCGACGGTGCCTCGATGCCCATGTTCCGCAGCAGCTGCACGATCTCGAGCCGGTGCGGGAGCGCTAGCCACCACTGCCCGTCCGCCTCGAAGCGCTTCGCCTTGGGCGCGATCTGCTCTATGTCTGGCCGGAAGGGTAGGACGATAGCTCTGTGGTCCGGGTAGATCTTCATCGTATCAACGGCTCATAGCCGCCCGGTTGCTGTGTCACCACGTTGGCCAGGGGACCGTAGTAGTTCTGGTGCATCACTTCGCCGCCGCTGATGTAGCACATGCGGACGCGGGCCACACGTTCGCCGCGGATCAGCGTCCCGGCAGGATAGATTATGACACCTGGGTCGTCATGGAGTTTTGGGTACAGTGACGGATAGTGGCTTCGCGTTTTGATTGTTCTGTACCAGGGGACCGTGAAGGGTTCCCATCGGGGCACAGGTTCCTTGGTTGGAAATTTGACCACCGATTCCTCCTAATGGATTGAAGAGTCCTGCTTGCGCCGCCTGGTGCTGAGCGTACTGCTGCATGTTGCCGGCGATACCCTGATGGCCCATACCGATTGTCCATCCAGCCTGACCGGGCGGGCCCATCGGGCCCATCGGGCCGGGCGGCCCTGGGATTCCAGCCTGTCCGAAGCCCTGCGCCATTCGCATCCGCTGCTGGTATCGCTCGGCCTCTTCCGCTACCCACGGGTCCGTCAGCAGGATCGTGAGCGGCGCGAGGTACAGGCCATCGTCATCGATGCGGCACGCCACTGGCTCCAGCCAGATCACGGTGCCCATGGGGTGCGTCCCGGTGCGCGCAGCAGTGGCCTCGACCGGCCACTTGGGGCAGTCAAGTATGTGCCACTTGGCTAATGCAACTCGTCGCTCAGCGCGACGAGTCTTCCGGGACTTCCACTTCATGACGTCGGCCACAGTCCTTTCTTGGCGAGGATCACGGCGCGTGCTTGGGCGGCTGCATCCTCGACTGCGTTATGTGAAGTCACCCCCACGAAGGCAGGAGTGAGATCAATCTGCCGCTCGCGGGCGAGCGCGAACAGCGTCCGGCACGAGCGCTCGGCGCGGTAGTGTATCGGGAACGGCGCCTGCACTCCAAGCCTCTCCCACCACGCCCGGAGGATCACTATGTCGAACGTCGGATCGTTCGCCCATACCTCGTCGGCGTTCTTGGTCAGCGCATGCAGCTGGATCGCCACCTCATGCGAGGCGACACGCAGGTCATCGTCTCCGAGGAAGGTCGCCTCGCGGGCCTCCTGCGACTGCTCCATCCACCAGCGGATGGTCTTGGGGTCCACGTGGCCTTCCCAGCAACCGAACTTCAGCCGCCAGTGGAACGTGTCGCTCACGCCCCGAACCATGTCGAACACGGCGGCGCCGATGGAGATCACCATCGCGTCCTTCTGCGTGCTCAACGTCTCGATGTCGATCATTACAGACTTCATTCACCTCTCCTGATGGGCATGCAGAGGATGGGAGTACCCCCTGCGTAGTACATGATGTTGTCGCCGCACGATTGCTGATGACCCTGAACGTCAACCTCATGCAGCGGATTGCGGTTACACCTCGCGGGCGACGCCTCGGGGTGCGCACTGCACCAGTCATCCGACATGGTGTAGAGACCACTCGATGCACAACCGGCCAGGGCCAGAGTGCTAACGAGCAAAATATATTTCACTTCGCGTCCTTTTCTTTCTTGAGAACGTGTGTGACCCCGTAACGCAGGATGCGCTCGTAGAGCGCCTTCGCCTTGGGATCGTCTTTGAACATATCGAGCGACATCTGCGCGGTCACGTAGTCAACGACCTTCATCATGGCCGCGTGCCACTCGGCCGCGGAGCGCAGCTCTTCGGCGATCTTCTCGATGGATTTCGGCCGGTCGTAGTTCATGTCGTACATGCTCACGTCCTGTGCCCGCATCAGATCCTCCATGGCTCTTGTCCATGGAGGCGGAGGTGCTGGTGCTGGTGCTGGCATTTGTCCTCGCTTCATGTCCTCGTATCTCTGGAGCACGGCTGGATACAGGTTCCAATCAGGCGGTGGCACTGACATTACTTATCCTCCATCCATATCCAACCGTCGAAGCCGATCACAGGAAAGTGCAGCCAGTTCTGAAGCCGCATCAGGCTATCGAAGCTGTTGACCAGGAAGATGCTACCACCACGAGCGTGTATCGCCCGGGCGGTGGCGGTTTGTCGTGTCGTGGGTAGACCGCCCGGCTTCTTCGTCTCGACGACGAACGCGAAGCCCTTGTGACACCCGTGATAGTCCAGCGCTGGAGAGCCCATCCCGTTCTGCACGGGCTTTAGGTAGTACGCGTCGTGCTGCTTTAGCAGGCCGTCTACCTGTTCCTTTACGCGCCCTTCGGGTGTCAGTGCCATCGTCGTCATCCCTTGTGTACTGGTGCGGATGGTGATCCTTAAAGAGCACCTTGAGGTCCTTAACCTGCTGTGTAAGGCCGTCGATCAGCTTCGACAGCGCAAGGTTTGCGGGCGGGCGATCATCGCGTAGCTTACCCTTGACGTGTGCATCCAGGATAATCGCCAGGCAAGCCACCATGGAAGCAAGGTGAGGTACCTGAGTTGTTGGGTCGCACCATTCGCCTGCACAGAACTTGATCCGATGACGTTCGAGAGCAGACCAATATATGGACAGCCTGACCCCCGCCACACGCCAGTTGTACTGACCGTACTTAAGCGCACCCTCAAGGAATCCAAGTGACGCGAACACCACGAGGGTGTCTGGCACGAGATGCAGCGGGAGCTTATCGGATCCAATCGCATCCTTGGGGTTCGTAAGTTTACTGTCACGAGGTTTCACAGCCTGTTCACCAGCGCGTCGTGAACCTGCAGGGTGATCGTCAGCTTGGACATCGGGACTGCCTCGCTGTCATCGGTGTCCCATCGGAAGAACCTGAACGGCCGCTTGTCCACGAGCAGGCCGACCGTCACTTCGAGGCACGCGCCCCTCGAGCTCTGCCACCCGGGAAGGAGGATGATCCCATCCACCCCATCGGCGACGAGCTTCACGTCCTTGGACAGGATGTCGCCCCAGGTTTCCTTGGTGCCCTCGACGCGGTTGTCCTTGCCAACCAGCTTGCCGTCCTTGCTCGCCATCGCAGCCTTCTGCACGGCGGGGGAGTCCTGCTCCGCGGGACTTACGATCGTGAAGCCCTGCCCACGAAGCAGCCGAGCCACCTCGTGGAACAGCGGGAAGTTGTACTGAGGAATGCCCGACATCGGGCCGGCCAGATAGTACTTGGTTACCATCGCCACGCGCCTCCGATGATGTCTCGCCCTTGGTTGGGCGAGCTGGTCCCTGCGTTTGAGAAGTGCTGGTACCGCAGGTAAAAGTTCTTGTAGACGCGGCGCTGCAGGGACAGCGAGAAGTCGATGTCCCCGCTGTTGTATGCATCAGCGTGCTGCAGGTGGGCCACGCCGATGCCAAGCTCGAAGCCGCCCCACGTGTGGGCTACTACCTGACCGTGGACGATGGCTTGGTACCCACTGTACGCGCCCTGCCATGTTGAGTCTCCGACGAGCAGGAATCCGCCACACAGATCGGCGAAATTTGCGATGGCTTTCACCTCGCATACGTTCAGACCGAACGCGCCTGCCGGGCCTCGCACCACGGCGCTGCCGGCTACGAAGTCCATGCGCTCTGCGCCCTGGCACTTCTTGATGAAGAAGCCGCCGAGGAACACGGCGACTGCGATGAGCAGGACGAGCTTGACCTTGCTCTTATTTCCGAGTGGGACGATAGACATCACCGTTCTCCTTGCACTTCAGGTTCTCGTAGGGCGCCACGGCGCGGCGATAGAACTCCATCTTCGCGCACTCCAGCACACCAATCACCTCGTTGTACTTGGCGTACGACTGCGCGGGCCCGACGTAACGGTTCAGCAGCTGGGTGATCTCGTAGTTCAGTTCGCCAGCGGACGAAGGACCCTCGCGGGCCACCCGCTCACGCGCGGCTTTGTCAATGTACGGCATCGGCTGCCTTGCAGTTGAAGACGTAGCCGCTGAGGTCAGTCTTGCCGTAGAGATTGCACTCGTGTCTGACGGCATTCAGCGTCACGATGTTGGTCATGAGTATGACCATACCCAAGACCGCAGCTGCGAACAAGGTAAGCAGTACAGTCCCGATAATCACATCCGATTTCATAGTCGCCACTCTCCGTTGATGATGTTGATCAGCTGCCGCTTCCCATCGGCGTGCAGTATACAGTGTGTATTGAGCCAGCCGCTAGGACCAGAGTTGTACTCTAGTGATAGGGCCGTAGACGTGCCAACCTGGTAGCAGCCCTCGTCAATGCCCGGTGAATGAGTGTGCCCGATAATACTCCGGACCCCAATCCTCCGTAGGTTTCGGATGGACCCCCGAGCGCCATTTGGCCCTCGGTCTCCGTGCATTCCCAGCTCGACTTGACCGAGCACGTACGGCTCCCGGCCAGCCAGACATCGAATGCCAGATCGGCTGAGTCGGGACACCCAGTAAGGGAATGGTGACGGGTATTCCGTACCGCCAGGACCAAGGCGCGTCCCACGAACCATCGCCAGTGCCGTCTCAAGGTAGAACTCTGCATTGGTTGGGTCCTGTTTCCAGTCGGCCGAGCAGATCCAGCGGCGCAGGAAGTCATCGTGGTTGCTCGCGACTATTACCGAATCAGTACCCCGAGGAGCATGCGCTTCGACAAACCGGATCGCGCGCAGGACCTCGGCTCTTGCATTGTCACGTCCAGACGTTCGCTTGGCGACCGACGCAAACGGATTTCCGTAGTGATGCGGGTTGACAGAGTACGCATCAAGTAGGTCGTGCCACACGAGGGTCTTAGGCCGAAGGACATCCACCATCCCGCCATCAGCAAAGGTTGCGCGCTCCACTTTAGGATCGATGAAGTCAACATGCGTATCTCCCATCACCAATGCCAGGGGACGCTCAGCGCGGCGCGACCCATCCGGCGCATAGCGAGTTTCCAAGTCAGTGAACTCACCAGTCGTCTTATCGGCGTGCACATGACGTAGGTGAAAGATCTTGCCCTGGACTTCCACGATGACAGCCGAGAGGGAGTGGTGGAACTCACCCAGCTTGCCGGCTCGACTGTCTGTGTAGTTTGCTTTCGTACAGACCCCGGTCGTCGTAAGAATCTTTGCCATCTTGTTCTGGGGTGTCGCAATTGTACGCAGCTGTACTTTGGCATGCCCAAGTATGGCGCTCCTAAGCCCGGAGATAACATCGAACCCAGTGAGGGGGCTGCTAGCCGTAGGAACCGTTTTGATATCACCCAGCACCATGAGGTTTTCATTGATCACCAGCCGCTGGTTGTGCAGGTACGGCAGCACCTCGGGCGCCCACCACTCCTGGTTGTCCATGCGCTTAGACCAGACCGAGGTCGGATTCTGGTAGCGCAGAGGAATGATGACCAAATTTGCGCTTAATTTTTTTGATGCGTTTTTTAACGTCTCCATAAAATGGAGATGTACGGGCGTCGCGTTCTGCGCGGCCGTGATGATGTACCGCTTGGTCTCTTCGAGCTTTCGCTTGAAGACGAGCTGTTCAGTAGTCTGGTTGGACCGCGAGCGTGACGGTAGGGCCGGGTTCACTGTGGAGTAGCAGTAGGTAGAGCCCTTGCCCCTGCCATGCAGCTTCTTGCACTCCCAACGCTGCTTGCCGGCCTTGGTCTTGTTGGCTTTGGTCATGCGGCGCGTCTTACAGCGCGGGCAAATAGGTCCATCGGTTGTCTGGAAAGCTGACACGCGGCGATCCTACATGAGCTTCGCGGCGGCACGCAACAACTTACGCTGAGCCGGCGCGGCTAGTGGCGGGCTCGACTTCAGCAACACGTGCCAACGACGTCCGCCCAACCGGAATCGGTAGTCACTGAACCGGAACCCGCACTTGAGGAGGTTGATGAACGACTCGTAGTTGTAGGGCGCGGTGTATGTAATAACGTGCGTTGCTCCGCATTTCTGCGCCCAACGGATACGAGCCTGGATAAGGCGTCGATGTAGTCCCTTCCCGGTTGCGCACTTGGCAACTGCTGCCCGCGACAGAAACACTGTACTGATCGACGGCCAGTAGATGGCGGACGCCCACCCGACGGGCGTAGTGCCATCGTAAGCGAACCAGTATTCGTGGTCGTCTCCAACCCATGGGTCACCTTCAAACGCCAGTGAGTGAATCTCGCGCGACTCGTCGATGTCTTCGGAGCGGGCGATGCGAATCATCCCATACCTGCCAGGGTCATCACCCAGATGAAGAACGCGAGCACACCGGCCGCGAGCATGAGCGTATCCCACAGAGCCAGCGCGAACTCTCGCCAGTAGTCGTCATCGTTTGTTCTCATTGTAGGGACACGACTTGAGCGGGCACCACTTGCAGTGGACGCCGGGCCTGACGGGGAACGCTTCGAGGTCGTGAGCATTCTGGTATGCCCTGATCCGCGGCGCAAGCCCTGTCCAGACCTTCAGTACGTCGGCCTTCACAAGTCGCTCAGATGTAACCTTTTTTGTCTGGGTCCATACGTACGAGAGAGAAACCTGCTCCACTTCAGGAGCGAGGAGGAAAAGTACCGCGCCAGTGAGGCGCAGCTGCGTGAAGTCGTCATACATCTTGCCCGTTTTCCAGTCGAAGATTGCGGCGCGGGTGTCCTTGAGGATGGTCAGGTCCGAGATGACTCGAAGCCAGACGTCATGGGCGAACCAGTCTGTGGGTTGTAGTCCCTGTGTGATTGCAATTTTCTGTTCGATGACGTGCTCTCCAGGTTGTGCACGTATCGGATCAAGCATGCTCTGATACTGGCGCATTGCCAGGGGCAGGGCCTTCCCAGAGCGCAGGTTGGCCGCGAACGCAAGGTGGAGATCGTTGCCATAATTCGTCTTCTCATTCGGCGTCTCCTTGACGGTCTTGCTAATGTTCAGCGCCCAGTGCTGCTTCGGGCACGTCTCAAACTTGGTCAGCCGACTGTAAGACCAGGGTGTCATTTCGCTTCTCCGTATGACTTACCGTGGCTTATCTCAACTTTGACCGGCAGTTCTGGGAGGAAGTCCACCGGCGCTTCCATTGCAAGGCGGATGGCTTGAGTCGCGATCCCCACCTTCTTGTCGCGCACCACAAATACCAGCTCATCGTGGACCTGCAGAGCAGCTCGCAGACCAGCCTTCGCCAGTCGCAGCTCGGCTCGCGTGAGAATGATTCGAGCAAGAGCTTGCACGACGTTTTCCGTAACCGCACCGCCCCAAAGATGTACTCGTGTTTCTCCGTCATAGGCTCTCCTGTCTTTGAATGTGAACCCTTGACCGGGTGTCACATCCAGCTCGGGATAGATGATCGGCATCCCGTTGGGCAACACGATACGTTCATGCATGAGCGTCAGCGGGCCGCGGATCTCAAGGCAACGCGGGTCGCGCATCTGGTTGACGTAGAACTCCATCATCGCCCAGAGGTCCGGGATCTTGGCGTACATGCGCCGGTATAGATACACGACGTCAGCAGCTTTCTTCGGCGACATCGCTACCTTGGCGAGCGCCATCTGCTTGTGAAATTTCCCCCAGCCCATACCGAACCCAAGGCCAAGGATGCACGTCTTGCCAACGAACCTCTCAATGAGGTCGGCCTTAGTGATTCGTCGTCCGTAGATCTCACTCGCGAACGCGCTGTAGACGTCACGATTTTCCCGGAATGCAGTAATGAGTTCAACGCATCCTGCCAGTACGGCGGTGATCCGCGCCTCGATCTGAGCGAGGTCAGCTGCGATAACCGTACTTCCGGGAGGAGCCACCAGCGCGCGGCGCAACGAGCCGCTGTTTGGGTCAATCGTGTCATCAGGGAGCTTCTTGAGCCGCGGCAGGTTCTGTAAGTTGATCTTGTCCAGCCCCGAGAATCGGCCGGGATGTGCGCCATAGTACAGTAACGGCACCGGCAGAGACCCGCCGGTCGCCTTCGCGACTGCACGGACCCTGGTTAGACGCGTCTCTTCCATGTTCGAGGCTAGCGCCAAGCGGGCCTCGATCAGCCACCCTACCTTGGGGTCGTTCTGCAGCGCAAGGAACGGCGCGTCCTGCTTGGAGAACGCCTCAGTGAGTTGTCCGGTCCGTATGCTGGTCTTGAGCGGCGCCGCGACGCCCTTGCTCTCTAGCAGCTTCCTGAACTGGGGTCTTGAACGGATCTGCTCGGCGGTGATGTTGCACTTCGCAAGCGCGCCAACCAGGGCGGCCTTCGAGAGATTGATCCGGTTCAGGTGGTGGTCGATTATGTCAGTGTTGACATGTAGCTTCGGATGCAGGAACTTCTTGATGGTCAGGTCGATCAGCTCCTGCTCGTCCTCCGGAAGTTTGCTAGACAGCCACTGCGCAATGCGCAGCGAGCCCAGTGCGTCACCTTTGCAATACTCACCGTAGGAGGCAAGCTGCTCAACAGTAAAATCTGCTCGCTTACGCCCGACATGGTTCTGGACGTCAGTTCCTTTTTCGCCAAGATCAAGGAATTTAAGGGTGGAACCCAAGTCGGAACGACCCGTGTACGGCGTGACATAGGGGCGCACTCCCATCATCGTGCACATATACTTCGCGGGCTTGATGCCGAGCTTCCACTCTAAGATACCGCCATCGAAAATCGCGTTGTGCGCTACCACACGAATGCGGTGCCAGGGGAGCGGGTTGAGCATGAGCCGGATGTAATCCAGCGGGCCGCTAAACCAGACTTTTTGTTTGCCCGAGACTAACCCTACGCCGATGATCTCGAAGCGCGGGTCTAACAGGTACTCGGTGGTGGTGAACTTCTTGAGGGTGTAATCCGAGTCGTAGTACGTCTCGAAGTCAAGTCCCAGATCGACGAGGGCTGCACCATGGGTTCCAGCCGAGGGCGTTGGTGAACTCAATGGCTGAGTCCGGTTTGGGTAGGAGATAGCACTTCGCCAAAGTATGGCACATAGCTAGCACCTTGTCCTTGTCATATTCTGCCCAACCTTCCCGCCTAACTGTACCGTCCGAGTCCAGTATTCGGACCGGGACCGGGCTGGACCTGTCCCCGACCTTGTTCTTCATGCTGGGGGTCATGTACTGCACGAGGTCCGGGACCATCCGGAACACCTGCCCCGGCGTGCTGGCGAGCTTCATGATGTCGCCAAAGCAGCTCAGCGCGCGGGTAGCCTCGTTGTGGAAGGCCATTGAATCCTTGACCCATGTGCGGAACAGCTTCAGGGGATGGGTGTCGGTGCCGTCGCCCTTGAATGTCTGGAACAGAACCTCCAGCTCGTGCTGCGACTTTTGCATGTGCATACGGCTGTTTCGGGGTGACTCGACGAAGTATAGTGGCCCCGGATCGGGCCAGTTTCGGATGTGGAAACCGATACACGCGCCCATCTCGTCCCACGTGAACTCGGAGTACTCCTGAACGTCTCCGCGAAGACCGTAGCCTGCCCTGCGCATCGTGCGTATGGCGGCTGCGACGTCAGGACGCAGCATGGACATCCAAACATCATCCAGCTCCTGTCGGCTGACAAGTGGGCAGCGGTAGAACAGCACGCCGCGGCCCAACAGCTCCTCGACTGCGCTGGTGATCTCCCGGCGCTCGACGCCGGTCATTTGATTCGACGCCATCATCCCTCCTTACTTGATCAGGTTGAGTTTCGCGGCGAACATCTCGACCCACTCGGGTGTGAGGTTGCCGAAGTACTCGACGTGCCTGCAGCTCACTGTGATGTACGCGTGTTGGCGTTTCAGCTTCCAGCCGGGCGGCGCGGGCATCGCCTTGCGCAGCTTGATCCACAGGCTCGCGTGGCGCTTCTGATCCTCTTCACTTGGCCTGACATCGCCCCACCGCGACCATCCATCCATATAAAAGCTGATGAACCCATGTTCTTTATGGGGTTGCATTTGACCTCCGTTGGTTTACTTCGCGATCTTCACGTTGACCGTCACGCCCCACGGCGCCTTCTGGTCAGACGTGATGCACCAGACGGTCGGGATGCCGCAGTCCTCGCCGAACGGGGTGTACCCATCCGTGAGCACGACCACGTACTCGACCGGCAGCTGCTGCTCCTCGATGACCCTGAAGACCACGGTCATATCGGTGCCGCCGCCACCGGCTGCCTTCTTGCCCAGATCCAGCAGCTCAGCCACGTCATGGATCTCATGGACGTCCCCTTGCAGGGTGGCATCCACGAACATCGCATAGACGCACTCAGGCTGCACGTCCGACAAGATGCCAGACAGCTCGCTCAGGAACGTCTTCAGCTCGGCGTCCGAGATGGACCCCGACGTGTCCAGCTCGACTGCGACCGCACCAGACCGGCTGCCACAGCGCCCCGGCCAGTAGATGTGCGGCGGCGCGGCCAGCCGGCGCCGGTTCGGGCGATTCCAGGTGGACTGGTCGGACCCCTGGGTGGTCACGATGACCCTCCGGAGATAGTCCTGCCACGTCACCTGGGGCTCGCAGATCTCGTCTACGAGGCGCTGGAGGCTCCCCGGCAGCTTGCCCATCATTTTCTGGGCCGTCGCCGCCTGAGCCACGCTACGCTGTATGGTGGCCTTATCGATCTCGTCCCCCGCTTGAGGCATGTGCTGGTCCCAGCCTTGTCCCTTGGGGTCGTCCTCGTCCTCGGGGATCTTCAGGTAGACTTCATCCACCAGATCCTTCGAGGTGATGTGCGGGTTCGAGAGGCTATTCAGCGGTTGCTTACCCACCGCGAGTTCGGTGAGGTAGGCATTGATCACGTAGTCAGCCGCCTTGTTGTACCGATTGTTCGACCACTTCTTCAAGTCCGGGCCATACCCCAGATCCATGTACCCCTTCATGCGGGCCGGATGCTGGAGGATGACGTGGGTGATTTCGTGCGCGAGCACGAAGATGCGCTCCTTCACGTCCAGTTTCTTGAAGAACTTGGGGTTGACCATGATCCGGCGCCCGTCCGTCGCTGCCGTGGGCAGCGCTTCGGTCTCTTCGATGGTCAACATGTCGAACAGCAGGCTCGCAAAGAACGGCTGCTGCACAATCAGCGCTGAGATAGCCTCGGTCAGTTCATTCGACCTCGGTTTGCTCATTTCGCTGTTTCCTTTGGTCTCGCTCGATGATGTCGGCCAGCTTTGGATGGTTGAACTTGAAGTCTCCATAACCGTAGCTGGCGACGATTCGTGTCTCGGGCTCGGACATCTTCGCCTTCGAGGGCGGCCCGTACGCCCTCGAGCTTGGTGCGATCAGTGGATTAGCCATTCCGGCGAATGTACCACACAGCTCCACAGAATGCGGAGCAGAACCAGCTTAGGGCCGCCATCTTGTAGTTGCCCACAGCAAGATTCAGTACGAACATTGTGAAGTTGATGGCCGAGAAAGCCAGATTCACCCAGTTGGGTACCCGCCCAATTCGGTCGATGATGTTCATTGCCAGATTGCCTCTTCCGCAGCCTTGACCGCGATGGTCTTGGCCGCATCTGCCACTTCCCCGGCCCGGCGGAGATCCTGCTTGAGCGCGCCCACGGGTGTCCGCAGGAGCTCATGCTCGATGATCGCGACGAGTTCGGTGAACTGGGGGTTGTTGCCGAGGTCCATGCTGTGCGCCAGATCGACGAGCATCTGGAGATTGGTTGCCATGGATTCGTGGAGCCGGGTCTTCTCACCGCTAGCATGCTTAGCCAGCTGGCCGTGCATCCGCTCTAGCTCTGCGATGAATCTGTCCCGCAGGTCGCCCATCGCGACTTTGAACTGCTCCTGTGCCCTTTGCTCATACCTTTGGCCGAGCCTTGCGGCGAGATCCCCTGGGACGTTGAGCCTGCCAAAGTCAGTAATCGCAGGTAACGGCTTGAGATCGACTGAGACGCCGAAAAGTTCGGGGAGGGTACTTGCATCGGGGTAATCGCTTGCGTCAGCCAAAGTGCCGAGATTGCACATTGCCTGCGCCACGCGCTGCTGCCAGACCGTCTGGAGATCCTTGACCGCATTTCGGGTGTCCTGAATGTACGGCTTGAGATCGGTCAGGAACTGCATCGTGGCTGTGGTCGCCAAGATACGGTCCCCGCGCTTGAGTCCTGCTGAGGTTGACCACGGCAGTGTGCGCTCGTAAACGAACCGGCGCAAGGCGCCTTGGTGCGTCTGCACCGCTTTCAGCTCGGCATTCGCCGATGCCAAAAGGTTCTTCACGAACGCCCCACCGTCGCGGGTCGCCTGCTTGGACACAAGCAGTTCAGACGATGCCTCTTGATCGGTCTTCTTGCCAGACCACGAGTGGATCTGCACATCGACCAAGAGGTAGTTGCTGGACAGCGCAGCGCCTAGATCGCTGCTTTCTGTCATCTTCGTCCTCCTTTCGCTTTGGAAACCAAGATCACGCACATCAGGAACGCTGCCGTCACGAGCAGCATCATGAGCGCACTGCTAGGATAATGGCGAGCACCACGACTGGTGACAGCGCCACAATCATCCCTATCAGTACCGCGCTCACTTGTTGCTCGCGTTGATCAGCGCCCGGTTGTTCATGATCCACTTGTTGAGCGCCTGCGAGTTCAGCAGTACGCCCTTGCCCTTGTCCACGAGGGACTTGGCGGCCGACACCTGCAGCTCCTTGGGCAGCCGTTCGGTGTACGTCCAGAGCTTGTCCACGTTGACCGGCTGAGCGTGATGGATGCACAGCTGCATCGCTGCATACGCCGCGGACAGGTCTTCGGGACACTTCGCCTTCATGGGATCTTTCTCGATCTGGTCGATGGTCGGCAACTGGTCGCCAACCTTCAGGAACCCGAACAACTGGGCACACGCGCCCTCACCGATGTCTCCCTGCACAATCTGCGACAGGAGCGATGAGACCGGGATGCTCATGTTGGGACGGCCCTTGTCGTCCACGCCAGCCGCATCTGCGACCATCTCGGCCGCGGACACGAATGACCTCGGTGTGCAGAAGGGGCTGCCGTCACCGGCAGACTTCGGCACATGGTCTTGGAACACCACGCCGGGGAACTGCTTCGCAAACGCCACCATCATCGGGTGAACGTCGTGCGCCTCAGCCCAGATCGCCCAGCTTGTGATGTCCGGATCGATATAGATCGTGCGCTCCCGATTCACGAGGTGAGTCGGGGGACGAATCGTTCCGGCCTTGTCTTCCAGCCTGTTGCTGGCAGACAGCACCCACCAGCCTTCCGGCAGGTACTCTTCACCGAAGCGCTTGTCCAGCACGATTGGAGCGACAGCCTTCTGCGTCAGCATATCAGCCTGACTGCGCTCGTCGAGGAACATGATCCCTCGCGGGTGCTCCGCCAGGTACGCCTTGGACGGGAGCACCGCTGAACGAGTGAAGAAGCTCGTCGGGTGTCCGTCCGCGTCTTTGGTCGGAACCAAGAAACCGCGAAGGTCCGGGGCGTCGATGGTCGGCAAGAGCACGTCGGCATAGCCGAACGTACACTTGTGCGCCTCCGACAGGAGCGCGCGCACGTCGTGCTTGATCACGTCGGTCTTGCCCACACCGGGCGGACCGACCAGATGCACAGCCTTGCGCTGTTTGTACATCATGAGCGCGCTCTTCTGGAAATCAATCAGTTTCATCCTGTCTCCTTTTCTCTCAGTGCATCGTGAACGTAATCTCGAAGTCGGGTCTTTGCCTTGCTGTTGCGTCGGCCTGTGTAGCCAATCATGGCAAGCACGAAGTCAGTGTCCTGATAAGCCTTGTGCCAAGGTGAGATCAGCGTTGGAAACGCTATCTGCCGCGCCCACTCAGGATGCAGCAGGATCGCTTTCGCTGCCAGCAGCTGGAACTCCTTGCGACGGCGCTTGCGCAGGTTCTTTGTCGCCTTTCTTTGCTTGCTGGTCGGCACGGTAGTCCTCCATCGCGCGCTTGTGGCGCGCGTCTACTTCGGCTTGGTGCTGCGGACACAGCCGCAGCCACATGTGTTCCCAGTGCTGGCAGCCGCACGGATCGTTGATTACACGACCACCGGCGCCGCGGGGTTTGGTCGGCAGCATTTGCATTTACTCCTGTGCCATCGCTTCCGCTGTGCAGCCTTGATCTGCTCAGCGTGGGATCGGTAATAGTTTGCGTTTGCCCTCTTGACAGCCGAAGCCGAACCTTTCGTCATCGGGGAACTCCTCTTGAATTGCCGCTCGCACGCGCCTGCATAGCGGGTGCAGCTGGCCTACATTCACGCCAATAGACTGCAGAGCTTCAGCGGTGATGTTGAATTCCTTGACTCCTAGATCGAAGCGCGGCACGTCCCTGATGTAGTCCGGCCGCAGCAGCACGAGCTTGGATACCAGCATGAGCACGTCTTGGTCGGTCGCTTCCTTCCAGTCATTCATGAACCACCGGCATCGCGCAGAACTTGACCAGTGCGCTCCTTAGTTCGGCTTCAGCACTCTGCCGGAGATGCCGGCGGGCGTACGACCTGTGGTTGTAGGTCTTCTTGATCTCGGACGTGACGCCCTTGTTCGGGCCTCGCGGGCCTATCGGTGCGCCGATGCGTCTGGTCATCGTGCCTCCTTTTGCAATACGGACAATCCGGCCCGATGCAGACATAGTTGCCGCACGCGTAACACCGGATCAGGCTTGCCATCTTACGATTTGTTGGTTGGGTGCCAATTCGGACCGGGCTTGCCGGGCTTGATTGGCATCACCGTCTCGCAGGCGTACGAATAGATGTATCCATCGTGCGCGGCGGGCGGCGCCGGGAGAAGCAACGCGAAGCGTATGCACGCTTCATCGTCTGGGTAATCAGTGTCTGAGATGCGGACATCCTTCACTATCTCGCCGTCCTTGGTGGAGACAGCGTGCAATTCCCAGTGCGGGAACTTCACATCATCTGCGTACGTCACGCACGCATACAGGGCGCCAGCGACTAGCGCCAGCGCCCAGAGCGTCCACTTGAAGGGAGGTGTCACAGAACGTGCTTGAGCACGAACGGGACGACATAGGCCAGCGCGTAGCCGACGCTAACGGGCTTCCAGTTCGACTGGACGAGTGCCTTTGCTTTGTTGAGATATGCGAGCATGGTTGATCCTCAAGGTGTAGCCCCATCGGTGCTTGAGCCTACGCCACCCACGCTGCTCATGCAACCGTGCTGCGCGGATCTGCTCCAGAGTGGCGTAACGGTGCGAATCTTGCCGCAGCATGATCTTGAGGCTAAGCATGAAGGCCCGGAAGCCGTCCACGGTCATAGGCAGGTCCGGGCATCTGCGGGGGGTGCCCATTGCGTTCAGTCTCCTTGAGAAAATATGCCCACTGCTCGGCTGTCCACTCAGGAGAGGCATACAGAACCCGGTAATCGCGATACTCGCCGCGCTTGCGCAGCTCATAAAGCACTGTGTGCTTGGGCTGGTGCAGCGCGTAACTATACAGGTTACAGAGTGTCCTGATTTCCTTTCGCGTCGCAGGAGGAGATGCCGGAAGCGAGTACACGAACACTTGCGCCGACTCGCCGTCGGGAAAGCTGTAGTTGCGAATGTAGTACGTGTCACCATGCTTCATAATTCCTCACTACCTCCACCCACTGTTCGAGTGCAGCGTTACGTTCCATCGTGAACTGTGCCTTGTCGTTGCGCTTCACGAGCCACGTCCAGTTATGGTCTGCGCGCCAAGGAATATCTTCCCAGCCTACAAACTGCGGCGGTGAGCCACGAAACTTGGGCTTTTTGTTGCGCCCGTACGGATAGTGCACGTCCCACTCAAGGCCGTGCAGCAGCAGCAGTGTCTTGATCTTGATTGGGAGCGCCGGGTATCTGCGCTTCATTTCGACTCCTCCGGACCCGGAAGCTGCCCTTCGCGCTTGAGCTTGTGATACAGCGCGCAAATTTCATCGTCCAGCAGACACTGGCTGCCGAATGTCGTGGTCACACCAGCGTCGCGCAGGAACATGGCGTAGATGCCATCCTCGTTGAAGGCCCTGTTCACGCGCGGCGATTTGCCCTTGCTGTTTACTGCCAGCACGCGCAGTGTCTCTTTGCTGCCCCACCGCATGAAGACCTGTGGGTTGGTGAACGAGAATGCGTTCGCCAGTGCCTCATAGTCGGGCTTTACTTTACGAGGCTTACGTACAGCCACGCCGTGTGCAACAGCCACCCCATCAGGCAGCCGTACAGGATCACGAATACGCTTAGCGCGACTCCTAGCCATGTGATTCTCCGGACTTTGCGGCGTTCACGGTAGCAGCGAGTATCGATTCGGACTTCCATGGGACAACCCTCCAGTGTTTGTACTGCGGATGTTTGGGAGTGTAATACGACCATGCGGTGTCGATCTGCGCCAGCCGCTCAGGCCCCGCGGGCTTCGCCATCTCGCTCTTAGACCATGCGAGCTTTGTACCGCCGCTTGTAACGCTCACGGTTTATCTCCTTACGGGCTGCGCGGGCCTTTGCGCGCTCGGCTTTTAGCAGCGCGCTTGCTTCGGGCGTACGCATCGCGTCGCTTGGATCGTGCTTCCTCATCTCGGGCGCTCCTCTGCTGGTAACTCTCTTCGTCCCACACATCGGCTACATCATTAAACCGATCTGACAGTGCGCTGCTCACGCCGTATGCGGCCCAGAATGCCATCTCATGGTCGAGACACAGCATCGCGAATAACAGGCGCTCCTGCTCGCACGTTGCCTCGCGGCAGCAATTTACGCGCCAATCCACATGCGCGCAACGCACGAACTCTTCGTCGGCGTGGTCGCCAGCCTCTTCTTGGACTGTGACAGGCGGCAAGTATGGCTGCTGCTTCATATCGGCTTGCTCCTCGGCATGTGCCTCTTACGCGCCGCGTTGACCAAGTGCCGGTAATTCTCAAGCGTCGGCTCGATGCCGGCGCGCGCGATTGCCTTGCCAAAGTTCGACAGCGCGAACGTCCTAGCATGGGACTGGTTAAAACGCTTAGCCCACCACTTACGCGATCTGGTCGCTGTGCGGTCATTCCACCAGTCGGCCAGCGTCTGGGAGCTCGGTGGAACACGCGGCACTCCGGGAAACAACAGCAGCGTCAGCGCTAGCTCACGCGCTGTCCACGGATCAGTCTTCATGTGTTGGCTCCACAAGATCGAACTGGATATCGGCGTGGTTGATCGACTGCCAGCCGCTCTCCAGTATGGTCTCGCATACGTGCTTCAGGCTTTCCAAGCTCCACTTCGTGCCGTCGTGGATATACCGACAACGCCATTCGCGGTCTTTCTCGCCGGGCATGTATGGCTCTTTGGGCCACCAGTCTTTCTTGTGGCCTCGGTATCGCTTCAGTCTCTTGACCAGAATATAGTCTGCGTCGTAGCGAACACCCTCGCGCTTCCTGCGCACCTCTATGCCGTACAGCGCGACAAACGCCACTAGCTCACGCTCGTTCATACACGGTCCCTCGGCGCATTGGGCAGCGACTTGAAGTACGCGAGTCTAGCAGCCTCACGGGCTGCGCGGGCTCGTTGCTTAGGTGTTGGACTTCTTGTGCGCGTGGTGTTCATGCCGCTTGCGCATGTTCTCATAGGCTTCGATGTACTCATCGGGCACGCTCCAATTCGAGTAATCCGGGTGCCAGAAAGAGGTATTCAACACTGCACCACATTGGGTGCAGCGAAGACTGTAATAGCAGTCGGCGCTGGTGCTATCAAGGCACTCTCGCTCGAAGCGCCACTCAATGGAGTGCAGCGCGTTCAGCGTCACCAACCACACAGGTAAGGGTCGCAGTGCTTTCGTGGAGCTGTCAGGCTCTGGGCTATCGGGCTGCGAATCCTCCGTGGCGCGCGTTATGTCTGTCATAGACTCTCCCTAATCGGGCCTCGCGGGCCAAAAAATCAGTTAATCAATCCACGGTATGCAGCGTCACGTCCAGCTTGGCCGCGAGCGCGCACCACACATCGAACAGGAACTCGTCGTGGTTGTTAGGAGAAAGGCCAAGGAGCTTCGCCATGTGTCCGAAGTGCGCAGCACCTCGCGGCGGCAACGGCCTCACGCTGTTGACCAAAAACGTGTCTCGCACGTAACCGTAGTGAGACACGATCAGGTAGTTCGCAACCACCGCGGGCGTCCAGCTTAAGACCTCAGACCCGGAACAGGTGTCCATAGTTCACCCACCAGCGGTAGCATCGCCAGCCACCAACAAGCACGCTCGCACACGACATGGCGAGCATGATATTCAGTGTGAACATCACAGCACCTTCACGGCCACGCACACGGCCGAGTGATGGCCTAGATTCGCATTCAGCTTGTCCGCAGTCTTGATGCACTCAGACGCGCTTGAATACCCCACGGGCTCGGTTGTCAGGGCAAGCTGCCCTTGCAGCATCAGGACCAGAAGATAGATTGTCATTTTACTTTCCTCTCAAGGAAGAACAACATCCAAATGAGCGCAAGCGGGCCTAACAGACCCCACCATGCGAACCACCATGAACGGTTTCGGTGCGCTGCCAGCCACCAGCAGAGCAAGACACTCAGCGGGATCATGGTTACTCTCCTTGCGGCAGCGTACACCAGTAACACCGGCCACGCTGCGAGCCCGGCATGTGTTGTGGCAAAGAACGGCTCAGCGGCTCACCTGCGCGATACGCGCGGGATTCACGGGCCACGCGGGCTGCGTGCTCACGCGGCTCATCGCCTGTGATTTGCTCCCATACGCGCCACTCGGGCGGCGCGTCGATCAGGTCAGGATTCGGCATCTCACTCTCCTGCGTGCCAGCGGGCAGCACGGGCCTCGCGACTCTTGTCGTCCATGCCCAGAGCTACCCAGAATCGACGGATGAATACGTGCCAGCGCAACTCGCTCACCTGCTCGGCGTAGCGATGGTTGTACGGCCGCCCATGCGGGTTTGCAATCGGAATGGTCATTGTGTAAACCCTCCATCGAGCCCCGGATCGGTCTCCGGGGCTCTGTGGAAGGCTCAGCTTCGGACTACTGAACCGTGGGTGCCGCGACCGGGGCGGGGATGCCGCCGCCATAGATCGCCGCGAGGAGCTTGCTGGCCATTGCCCGCGCGCGCTCATCGACTTTCGGCGTGCCATCGTCGTTGACCTTGGTATTGGTCGCTTTCGCTTGCAGCGTCTTTATGAGCTGCTCCAAGGTGAACGTGCTCGCCTTCGGCTCCGTGGTCAGATCAGCGAAGTTGACAGCGGCAGCGCCGTCAACGTCGAAATCCGACAACGCGCGGTCGCTGGAGAGATGACCCTTGTACAGGCCGGTCTCCTTGACCGTGCTGAATCGCAGCTTGTCGTTCGAGAAGCGCTTGAACCAGATCGCCAGAGCCTCACGGCGCGCGCCCTTGGGCATCGCGTTCATGAGATCCCGTGCCGGACCCCAATCGCCCTCCTCGCGAACGAGCAAGAGCGTCTGGACAGCGGTCTCATGGACGAGCACCTGAAATGCCGCACCCGTGGCCGCCACCTGTCCAATCGCCTCTACGATGGCTTCGATCGACTTTCTAACGATAGTCATGTGACTAACCCCTATAGGACAGAAATGATGCGAGAGTGCATCGGACTGCACAGCCTCTCGCGGGCTGCACAGTCGCGCTACGCTCTCGGCCTGTAATGCGTTGACAGGCATCGGACGCCGGGCGAATCGCCCCGGCCCCAGATTGCCATGATCGCGCGCATCCGGCGCATAACCGCGTTATGCTTCCGATTACGCTTGATAATCAACGCTTTACCCTTGCGCGAGCTTGGCGCTTGCACGCGGATAAGCATGAACGTCTCCATGTATGGTAGATGCGGGCCTCGCGGGCTTACAGACAAGCGTCACAAGGGTCATAAGCGTCACCGCCATGTTATTGAAAACATTGACGAATGACTCATGCGACGCTTGAGACAGCAGAAAGTCAATTCTCCAGAGGCGGGGGGAAGGCCCGCTTGGCCTCTCTTGTCCTCAATCTACTTTAAGAGTCTATCTACAATTGGTTTATAAGAGTCACAAGAGTCATAAGAGTCATTAGTCTTAGCTTTCATGGGCTTGGACGTGACGCTTGCGTTCCACATGTGACGCTTACTCGCCAAAATCTAGGCCTGCGAGGCACTAAGGTACTATCGTTCACAACCTTACATACCACGCAGGCCTATTCTAAATAATCTGCCCCTCATACTGCTATCACACGCCAGTATGTGCACGTATTACCGTTCTCCCGATAGAATGCCAAACGAGGCAGACATGTACGGCGAGACCAGCGTACCACCTACGCGCAACCGTGCGCGGGTACCCGGATAGCGGCGCGTGCGGACCCGCTGCTATGTTCGGCGCTTAAGCCGCGCTACTTCGCCGCGCTTACTCTCTCTGAGGCGGACCAGCCCGTTAGGCTCGTAACGACTTATGTCAGATACCCTGTGCGCATTCACGCGGTAGGCTTGCACCTAGAGGTTAGTGACCGGGCGGGCCTTGCGGGCTCGACGTGCGGCGGTTCGCCTCAAACATAGGGGTTTTTGGCCCATTATGTTAATACGTTATGACCACCCCATGGGCACATGGACAAGGGGGGTACCCCCCGGCGCGGGCGCCTATCCCCTTCGCAAATAGTTCCTGGAAAATTTTTGACGTCAACATTTATAGCCCAATAAACATTGACGTGAGGCCCGCTTCAATCGTAGAGTGGGGCATGCTCGCTCTCATCGCCTCAATTCTACTGACCGCGAACACGCCGATACCGGCGCAGTTAGGATATGAGACGTTCAACGAGGCGGCGGTGCACGCGGCCGAGATATCGGCCAGGAAATCGGCCAAGCTCGAGTACGGCGGGAACATCGCCCTGATGCCGAATGGCCGGTACATCGTCAGTGATCCCAAGACGAGCGGGCAGACCGACGGGATTGAGCTCGACGTCACCGTGCCGTTCGACTGGAAGCTCATCGGGATCTACCACACCCATCCGTGCCAGCCGTTTCACCTGAACGCGTACTTCTCCGACATCGATCTCGCCACCGCGATCACCCAGCACCTGGTGTCCGTCATGGTCGACCTGTGCACCGGCAAGGTCCACGAGTTCGACTGGACGATAGATCCGCCGAGCAACGAGGCGGTGATGGACGGCCTGTGGCTGACCCAGGGCCGGATCATAGGACAGATCGCGCCGCGGTCATGATCACCGACAAGACCACCGGACAGCTGACCGTGCACGGCGCCGTGCCCGACGGGCTGCTCGAGCTCCTGAAGCTCATACCCGAGGACGTGAATCTTACCGGACCGTTCGACATGCCCGCCAAGCCCGCGGGGAAGAAGTGGCAGTACATCATCAGAAGGATGTGCATACTAGAAGACGGTCATGGGCAGACGTTCGGGGATAAGGCCGAACGTGTGACGTTCGTGGATGCCGATGCGCCGCTCGAGCACTGGCGCGCGCACCTGGAGTGGATCCTGAAGGGGAGACCGGCATGAACAAGGCAGAGCTCGCTGATCACATCAACTCGCTGCAAGCCGTCGCGGGCATCGCGGGCTTTGCGTTGAACCACATGGGTGGCATGATCCAGACGATCCGGGGGTCGATCCAGCTGACCTTCCCAGAGGAGATCGGGATCGATGAGTTCATCCTGGTGCTCCAGAAATACGTGAGCGACCCGGACACGTTCATGAAGACCCGCGAGAAGAAGCGCCCGAAGCGACAGGGACGCGCAGTGTGACACTGGCTCAGGCAGAGAGAGATTTGATACGCTCGGGTGACATAATCCAATGGTCGCCCGAGTATCGCGCGCTCGTACAGCGCATCTATGACATTGAAAGGGAAGCCGAATGCACCACATACTTGTCCCCGGGCTCTGGATACTCGCCGGTATCATCCTCACGCTGGCCTTCATCTTCGTAACCGTCTGGTTCGAGGACTGGAAGACGTTCCGCGTCAAGGGGCGCCGCACGCCGGAGGACTGGCAGAAGAAGTGGGAGATCGTGCCCAAGGAAGAGGTCATGGCGTTCGCGAACATCGCCAACGTCGACGTCCACTGGAACCAGTCGGCTGGTGGCTACGTGATCACGAGCAAGGGCGAGGCGCCGAACCGCGAGCACATACTGATCATCGTTGGGTACTTCGCCGGGATGGATGAGTGGAAGAAAGCTGTAGACGTTGTGCGTCATTACAGCCTATAATATCACCATGTCTCGAACCGACACAGACTCCGTCAAGGTCAACGTGTACCTGAATCGGCAGGTGCTGGACGCCATCAAGCGCCTGGCACTGCGCCGCGGGTGCGCGTACTCAGAGTTGCTCCGCGACGCCTGTCGGGAGTACGTTCTCACCAAGGGGCGCGAAATCCTCGCCGAGGAGCGCGCGCTGAAGGAGATGAACCAGTGACCGAGGAAAGTCCCGATGCCAAGATCACGGTCTTCAAGACCAAGGCGGAGCTCAACGCCGAGAAGCAGGAAGACACGTTCGAGATGTTCCTGAAGAACGTCACCGAGGGTCTGGCGCAGAAGCCGCACTCGGCCGTGTTCATCTGCGAGTGCGACGAGGGCAAGATCTCCGTTACGTACCGGGCTGATAGCCGTGGGAGCGTAATAGCCCTCTGCGAGGTCGCGAAGCACCTCCTCATCACCCGGACGGTCGTCTGATGTTCCCGCCGGAGATCACACAGCAGCTCATCGACCGGGGAACGGACGGACTCCTTATCGTGGACCTGATCGCCGCCGCGCGGCCCGCGTCGGAAATCCTCGAGCGGCATAACCTGACCGAGGACATGCTGCGGCAGAAGCTCAAGAACCCGATGTTCCGCACGATGTACAAAGAGGTCAAGAAATTCTGGAACTCCGACATGAACGTGCATGAGCGGATCAGGTTCAAGTCCGCGATGCTGACCGAGGAGCTGCTGCCGACGATCTTCCAGATCGCGCAGCGCGACAGCACCGGCGACAGCAACAAGCTGGAAGCGTTCAAGCAACTCGGCGGCATGGGCAAGCCGAAAGACACTGGCAACCAGATGGGTGTACAGTTCAACCTGACAATCAACAAGGGTCCCACAGAAAAGGTAGAGATCAATGGCCGACGAATCATCGACGCCGCCTCCGAGCCGGCCTGACTGGAACTTGATGGCAGGTGCAAAAGGGCCCTCAATTAACGACGCAGGACTGGGAGGCAATCCGTCGGATACTGATGGACGCGACGCCGCCGTCGTTCCCGCTTGTTGGCCGAACGCGCAGCCCGAGGATATGCAGGCGTATGGCTTCGACTGTCCAAACACTGGCGCGAAAATGGTGGCCCTCACGGTTCATACTTGGACCGTCATGGGTACACATACTGAAGCGCTACGTCGAACTGCGAAGTCCCAGGATGCCCGGATCAAGGAGCTGCTGGGCGAACTCGCGGTGGCTCAACACGCGGCCGTTGACGCTGAACAACGTCTCAACAACGTGCGAGAGGTCCGTCGCCGGGAAAAGCGCGCGGAGCTCGAGCAAGGTTTGATTACCCCCGGGGACACCCGGTTTTCACTCGACAAAGGAAAGTAACATGGTGACTTTGAAAGACAACCTGGTGGCCGTGCTGGATCAGATCCAGTCAAACCGCGCGGGTCTCGTGAAGAACATCGCCGAGCAGGAGAAGCAGCTCGTGAGCATGCGCGGTGAAGTCGGCAAGTTCGATGCCGTGATCGCCGCCCTGCAGATCTCCATCGCTGACCACAACGTGTTGTCGGCCGTGGAACAGCAGCACGAGCATGCGAACAAGCTCCCTCTTACGGCTCCCCCAGCTGGCCCTGCAGCAGTGGTTGGGGGAAATGGCGCCGCCACTCAAGCGAGTGATAACGCCGGAGCTGTCGAAGTACCGGCTGTCGCAAACGACAGTGGCGCTACTGCGTAAGCGATATCGGCTGCCTCTGAACTGAATACTCGCGCCACCTGTCGCGAGCCATCAAGTAACAGGCGTGTATGGGGGAGCACGGCAAAATCCCCCGCTTCTAATAAGAGCGGACACCGCCATGGCCTTCAGCAAAGACGATTTCTTCAAGGACCCCCGCGTCAAGGACAGCCCCAGGATCAACTGGCCGGGCGGCAAGCCGTCCGACAAGCCGGAGATCCAGGAGCCCCGCATACTCAGTCTGTTGGCTGAGTATAACTTCACGGTGCGCACCGGCAACAACTGCTACGAGATCGTGAATGCAGTCGGGGATGTGATCGAGCTGCCGTTCGGGGACGACGGCTGGGAGGAAGCATGCGAGCAGCTGGGGAAGGTCGGTGGCTGAGCGCAATTTTACCTACAACGCGCCCGCAACCATCCAAACGTTCATGGCCTCGGATCAGCGTGTCCGAATCGTGCGAGGCCCCGTTGGGAGTGGCAAATCGAGTGGCATGGTCATGGAGCTTCTTTGTCGCGCACAGCAGCAAGCGCCCGATCCATCTGATGGTATACGGCGCACGCGCGCGGTCATTGTTCGTAATACGCTGCCTCAGCTCAAGACTACTTGCCTCAAGACGATCCTGGAGCTGATCGGCCCCATGGTACTCTGGAAGGAGGCCGACAAAACCATCTGGATCAAGTTCAATGACATCGAGTCCGAGTGGATCTTCATGCCCCTGGATACCCCCGAGAATGTTCAGAGGCTTCTGTCCCTGGATATCACGATGGCGTGGATGTCAGAATTGCGTGAGCTGCAACCGCGCATTCTCATGGACGTGCTTTCGCGTTGCGGACGCTATCCTTCAATGGCTCACGGTGGCCCGACGTGGCATGGTCTCATCGGCGAAACCAACAGCTTCGACGAGGACTCGGCTTGGAATAAGATACTCGAGGACAGGATTCTCGACGACAAGCCGCTTCCCACTACCTGGGGATACTTCGTACAGCCGGGCGCCCGCGAAGCCAACGCAGAGAACATCGAGAACCTGGTCCGGGGATACTACGATGAGCTCATTGAAAACAACTCTCAAGCGTGGGTGGATCAGTACGTCGATAACAGAATTGCACCTTCTCTTGCAGGTGAGGCTGTATTTAGGGCGTCCTTCCGCGACTCGTTTCATGTGGCGAAAGAGCCGTTGGTCCCGATACCGGGGACCATGGTTCTTGTCGGGATGGACTTCGGACGCCATCCTGCGTGCGTACTCTGCCAAATGGATGCAAGAGGGCGTCTTGTGGTCCTGGACGAGGTCATCGGGGAGAACATAGGTGTCGAACAATTCGTGTCCACACAACTCCGTCCTGTCCTGGCTCGTCCTGAGTATCAACGCCTGCCCGTTGGTGTGGTGGGTGACCCTTCCGGGATTGCGCGCAGTCAGATTGGGGAGGAGTCCGTATTTGCGGCTCTCAAACGCCTGGGACTATCAGCACAGCCGGCCCAGACCAATGACATCGATCCACGCCTCCGCGCGGTGGAGAAGTGGCTATTACAGCAGCGTGATGGTTCCGCCGCGGTGCTCGTCTCGCCCGTCTGCAGTACACTCATACGCGCGCTCCGATCCAAGTACCGGTACACCCGTAAGAAGGATGGGGAGCTTCATCCGGTCCCTGATAAGACCCATCCGTGGTCGGACATAGCTGACGCATTCCAGTACGCCTGCCTGGGATATTCGGGCAATGTTCTCGCCAGACTGGTGCGAGTCAGGCGGAATGCGTATAGTAAGGGCGCTCCCTCGGCCGCCGGCTGGACATAATAGAAGGGCTACCCATGGCCACAGGCATTGATCCGACAATCCCAACGCAGAACGTGAACCTGGCGGCGTTGCTCACTTTGGTTGCTGCGGCGGCTAATACGTACGTCTCGCCGGATCAGGACAATCCGTCGTGCGCCGGCCTGAATTTGTACATCAACATCACCGCGGTCACGACATCTGCCACTGTGACGATCCAGGGTAAGGACCCGGTCTCCGGTACGTACTACACCATTCTCGCGTCGACGGCCCTTGCGGCGGCTGCGTTCACCCGACTTTTTGTGTTCCGCGGCGCCCCCGTAGCTGCGAACGTCTCAGCGAATGATCAACTGCCACGCACGTGGCGGATCTCGGTCACGACCGTGGGCGCCTCCACGTCGATGACTGTCGGCGGCTCCATCATCGAATAAACAAAGGACTCTTTCCCATGGCTAACGTTTCACTCGACGACATCGACATTCAAGCACTGGCCTTCCGCCTTGCGCAGCAGACCAGCGCGGAGTCTCCGACTGTCAAGAACCTGACCGTCACGGGTTCGGAAACCCTGTCGTCCGCGGTAGTTGCCGCAAGCGCGACGGACACGCAGGTCGGTGGCACGGCGATCACGGCAATGAACAACCACGTGACGTCCACCGGTGCCTCGCAGGCGGTAACGCTGCCCGCGTCAAAGCCCGGCCTGACGATCACCATTGCCCTGGCAACGGCCTCCAACGCGGTTGACGTGTTCCCGGCCTCCGGTGATGCGATCAACGCCCTTGGTGCCAACAACAAGATCACGATGGGCGCGCTGACCTCGGCGTCCTTCATGTGCACCATCGCTGGCCAGTGGTTCACGGTGCCGCGCGTTCCGAGCTAAGGTGATAGATGGCTGTCCTGCCGATCCCGCAAGGCACCATCGACACAGGTCAGGGAACGAGTAACGCCGGCCGCGGCGGAACAGGGTTCCCGAACGGCCAGACGCCTGGTTTGGGCCAGATTGCCATCATGGGCAACTCGGCCCGCGCCGCGTCGCCGCTACCTGGCGTCTTTGGTGACGAGAAGTCCCAGCCCATGAGGCACCAGGGGCGCGGACTGTTGCGCGTGGTCGGCAACGACGAGATGGACGCGGCCGAGCGCAAGTCGCAGAGCCTGTCCGAACTCCCCGAAGAGGCGATGTCGGAGCTCGCGCGGTACATCCGCTCGCGCTTCGAGAAGGCGGTTCGACACCGCCGCGTCATCCTGGTGGATGACGAGCTCATCCGGGACATGCGTGCATACAACGGCCAGTATGACGCAACAAAGTTGCAGGAGATCAAGAGCTTCGGCGGTTCCGCGGTGTACTCGCGTCTTATGACGATGAAGTGCCGAGGAGCGACTGCTCTTCTGCGCAATGTGTATATGAACTCGGACCGCCCCTGGAGCTTCGAGCCGACCGCTGACCCCGTCGTGCCCGATGCGATCGACTTGAAAATCAAGCGGTTGGTAATGACCGAGGTTCAGTCGGTCAACCAGCAGGGGATGATGGTTCCCCAGCACATGATCAAGGACCGGCTCGAGCAGCTCTACGAGGCCGTGAAGCTCTCCGAGCGCCGCAAGGCCGGCGAGGAGGCGCACGACGCGATGCGCAAGGTGGATGAGATCTTGGAGAAGGGCCGCTTCTACGACGCGTTGTCGGAGTTCCTGTCCGACCTGCCCGTCTACAAGTACGCGGTCATCAAGGGTCCGGTCACCCGCCGGCACACCGCCCTGAAGTGGAGCAAAGCAGGTGACATCTCCGCACATGAAGAGGCTCGGTTCTTCTGGGACCGCGTCAGTCCGTGGGATATTTGGTTTTCCCCGGGCGCTACCCATATTACGCAGACTGAGGTTTTTGAACGTCAGCGCCTCTCTGTTGATGACCTCTACAACCTCATCGGTCTCCCTGGGTATCGAGACGAGGACATCAAACAGATCATTCAAAATTATCAGGCACGCGGTTTCAAGGAATGGATACAGATTTTCGATTATGAGCGGGCGTTCATGGAAGGACGGAACAACATACTCGATGACACGTACATCAACGCTATCGAGTTTCACGGTCCCGTTCTGGGCCTATATCTCAAGGAATTTGGTGTCCCGGGTGTTAAGGACGACTACAAACCGTACATGATCACGGCGTGGATGGTCGACAAACACATCTTCAAGGTGATGCTGAATCCCTCCCCGCGCAAGCGCGTGCCGTACTACGTCACGAGTTTCGACAAGCAGCCCGGCTCGCTCTACGGCAACGGCATCCCCGCGCTCGCGAATGACCTGACCGACGTCATCAACGCGACGCTGCGCGCGCTCGTGAACAACATGTCGATCGCCTCGGGTCCCCAGGTGATCTACGATGAAGACCTTATTTCGCCGACTGAGACTGATGCTCTTTACCCGTGGAAACGGTGGAAATACATCGGGGATCCAGCTAACCCTAACCGTAAGCCTGTCGAGTTCTACCAGCCCACCTCCAACTCCCAGGAGCTAATGGCCGTCCTGGATAAGTTCTCGGTGATGCTCGATGACGTATCGACCATCCCGCGTTATTTGACGGGCCAGGGGCCGGCCGGCGGAGCTGGACGCACTGCGTCCGGCCTCTCGATGTTGATCAACAACGCCAACAAGACGCTCCAGAATGTCGCTGATAACATCGACAAGGACGTCTTCACGCCGATGCTCCACATGCTCTACGATATGATCATGCTCACCGACAACACGGGGATGCTCCGTGGTGACGAAGAGATCGTGGTCGACGGGGTACGAAATGCCGCGAAGCAAGAACAGGACCTCACCAAGCAGCTCCAGTTCCTCAACCTGGTCAGCAATCCTGCGCTGGCTCCGCTACTCGGCCAAGGGGAGATCGCAACCCTCGTCCAGACCATCGCGGACAACCTCGGGATCGAGCTCAAGATCAAGAACCCGGATGACGCGCCTACTTCGCCGCCTCCGGGACTGGCTCCTGGTGTTCAGCCGGGACCCCCTGGGAACGTTTTCGGGCCGCCGCCGCCTCCGCCCCCACCCCCGCCTCCGCCACCCCCACCGCCGCCGCGTGTGAACGTGCAGTTCAAGGGGAACGTGCCCCCGGGTGCGACCGGTGCGCTGCTGGGCATGCCAGGCGTGGGGCAGAATCCGACTGGAAACAATCAGCCTGCACCCTCTGGCGCCGCGCCGCAGGGCGCTGGCGGCGTGCAGGGCATACCTGTGGCGCCACAGGTCACTCCAATGAACAACGTCTCTACACACTTGCCTGGTGGGTAAACCCACCGTATGATGCTTACGGGGCACTATGCCCCCCAGGAACAACAACATGGCCAACCCACGCAACGTCACCCACGCCGGCAAAGTTTCCGGTAGCGCGCAGATCGTCCCGCAGAAGCAAGGCCCGACCTTCACCTGCAACGATCCTGTCATTGGCGAGACCAATACGAGTGGGCACAACAAGCTCATGCGTGGCAAGGACAACCGCGGCAAGACTCAGCCCAGCCATGGCGCGCACAAAGATGTCGGCGCTCGCACGATCGTCCCCGAGAAGGCTGGCCCGACGATCACCTGCAATGACCCGGCCATCGACTTCCCGTACGGTGAGTCACCGATCCACAAGCCGGTCAACGATCTTCAGCATGGTCTGCCGGACTCAACTGGCAAGGTCATCGCCTCGAACATGCGGCGTCTGACGGCGGACCGCATCAAGACGGTCGGCGACACCGACGATGGCGGTGGACGCGAGGGCTACGGCCTGAAGAAGTCCTACGAGAAGAAGGGCAAGCCGGTACGCGGGGGCAACAACAGCCACCCGGATCACGGATTCGACACCAAATGAAGCACAAGAAGCCACCGACAAGCGGTGCCTCCTTCGGCACGACCTTCCAGAACTCGACGACGCACATCCCCGAGTTCCGCAAGGATGTGCATCGTGGCAAAGAGCACGGCAAACACTTCAGCAAGGACACGATCGTCCCGCTGCCGCCGGCGCCGACCGCGATTATCAATTCTCCCGCCGTGGACTTCCCTGGGCGCCGTGACGCGCTGCGCACCACGGGGCCTGTCCACATCGAGGGGCGCCCCTCGAAGCCGAACCGTCCCAACCACCTCAACACCCGGCGTGGTAACAGCAAATGAGCTTCACCAACGCACCAACAGACCACGTTCAGAAGCCCGACGCCCACACAAAAGAAGAGCAGTCAGCCGGCACAAAGGTCCTGAAAACTCAGGACATTCGCATGGGCCAAGCTGCCGACCTCGGGCGTCGTCATGGCGGCGAGGGCGCTCCGCCCTCCCGCGTTTACACCAAGGACTACCTCAAGAAGGGGCCGGACAAGGAAGATTCCGACACCGTCACTGAGGCCCTGGGCAACCCGCTGCGCTGGTAATGGCTTCCCGAACAGACATGGTGCGCCTCGTCGCGCAGTTCAGACAGACACCCGTCTACAGGGATTACGTGGTGATGTTACAGGTCAAACGTGACGATGCTGTGCACAAGATCCTCTACGATGCGCTCGACCGGGAAGCCAACATTGGCGAGGCCCGCGCATACGATATCCTCCTCAACCTCCTAGTGAAGAACGAGAACTCATGAACGCTCCGCAGTCGAACATGCCCGCCGCCGCTCGCCGCCAGGTGAAGCAGGCCAACGCTCAGATCAAAGCCTTCGCCGCCGGCGAGCCGATCCCCGGTATGCCGCAGCAGGGCCAGGCGCCGTCCGCGCCGCCTCCGAACCTGCCGAACGTCGGTGCTGCACCGCCGCCCGACGCTGTTCCGGCGCCGCCGCAGGCCGCCGCACCGCCCGCGAATCCCCCGCCCCAGGCGCCCGGCCCGAGCGCGACAGCTCAGCCCGCCGTGTCCGCGGCACCGGTGAACGAATTCGAGCAGCGCTACAAGGTGCTGCAGGGCAAGTACAACCAGGAGATGGCCGAACGCAATCGGCTGATCCAGGAACAGGCTCGCCTGATCGAGCAGATGCGCTCTGTGCCGGCTCCCGTCGCGCCCGCCCCTGCCCCCGCGCCGACGGCCGCCGACATGGCGCGCTCGTTCGGTGTTTCCGACAAGCAGATGTCTGACTTCGGTCCTGATCTGGTGGAGCTGATCGGCAACGTTGCCGCTCGCGCCGCCCAGCAGGCTGTTGCCCCCGTCGCGCAACAGGCTGGTCAGGCCGCGCAGCTGGCCGGCGCTGCCGTGCAGCGCGCTGCCGCGGACTCACAGGGCCGTGTCTGGGAAGCCCTCCATGAAGCCTTCGGAGCTGACGCTGTACTGATCAACGGCAGTCAGGAGTTCCTTGACTGGGCCAGTCAGATCGATATATTCTCTGGTGTACCCCGCAAAGTGGGGTTGATGAATGCGTTTGAATCAGGCGATTCCACACGGGTCGTCGCGATGTTCAAGGCATTCAAGGCTGAGGAAGACGCTCAGCGCCGAGTAACTGCTGATCCGCCGCGCACCGCGCAGCTCGATCCGGCAACACTACTCGCCCCCGGCCAAGGCCGGACGGATGGCGCGGCAGCTCCTGGTAACGCCAGTGGAAGAATCTGGTCTGAACAAGAGGTCAGAGACTTTTACTCCCGTGTGCAGCGAAATCGCATCTCGCCCGCAGAGAAGGCAACTCTCGAAGCGGACCTGAGAGCGGCCATCAAGGACGGACGAGTCCGACCTGACCGCACGAATTCGCACTTGCTGAACAACGCGTAACCAGTCCCACGCCGCTGTCACGGCGTCGGACATAAGACCGGTCACCAAGCCGGCAGGAGCATGACATGACGACCGTATATCCCGTCGGTACGCCGTACCTTGGCTCAAGCGCCAATCCGGCCTACTCAGGCATTTTCATCCCGACAATCTGGTCGGGCAAGTTCGTCGAGAAGTTCTACGACGCGACCGTCCTCGGCGCGATCGCCTCGACCGACTACGAGGGTGAGATCCGGAACTTTGGCGACACCGTCAACATCCGTACCCATCCGACGATCAACATCCTGGCCTACACCACGGACCAGGCACTGACCGTTCAGCGGCCGAGCTCGAACCTCGTGCAGCTGTTCATCAACCAGGGCGCCTACTTCAACACCGTCCTCGACGACGTGATGGAGATCCAGGCGGACGTCGACCTGCTGAGCAACTGGGCGGACAACGCCTCTGAGCAGATGAAGGTTTACGTCGACGGCCAGATCCTCGCTGCAACGAGCATCGGCAACCAGGTCTCCGGAGCCACGACCATCGTGGTCAGCGCCGGCGGCGTGAGCGCCAACCTCGGCCCGCAGGCGGGACGTCTGTCGCAGACGCTGAACTTCGGCGCTTCGACGAACTCGGTCATCTTCTTCGGCGCCGCTGGCACGCAGAAGTACGTCGGAGCTCCGCTCTGGCTGGCCCGTTCGACCCAGACCCCGGGATCGCCCGGCACGTTCTACGGCGTCGCGGAGACGCAGGGCGTGGGCTACAGCAAGAGCTCGGCGAAGGCTGTGCTCGACTTCATCATCGACGCTGGTCAGGCGCTCGACGAACAGCGCGTCCCGGAGACGGGCCGCTGGATCGTTCTGCCCGCCTGGGCAGCGGCCATGGTCAAGCGGTCTGCGTTCCAGCAGGCGTACTTGACCGGTGACGCAGTGTCCATCGCGCGCAACGGGCGCCTGGGCATGATCGATCGCTTCACGGTGTACGTGTCCAACCTGCTGCCCATCGGCAGCGGCGCGGGTGCGGGTACCGCTGGTGCGACGAGCGCCGCCGCGGCTGGTCTTGCCGCGACCCTCGCAGCCGGTGAGTACGGTGTGTACTTCGGCCACGCGCTGGGTCTGACGTTCGCGTCGCAGATGACGAAGGTCGAGACTCTCCGCTCGGAGAGCACCTTCGGCACCTTGATGCGCGGTCTGCAGGTCTGGGGATTCCAGGTCATCAACCCGACCCTCGTCGGGTATGCGGTGGTCTCGAACTCCGGTCTGTAAAGGCTGAGTGAAACCTAGGGCCGGCTCCGAAAGGGGTCGGCCCTTTTCTTTTCACAAAAAAATCAGGTTTATATGTGGGCCAGCGCACATAGCGGCGAAAAAAGGTGTATATAGTGAGTGGGGGGTTGTGACGTCACGTTCACAAGGTACCTCCTCATGTCGCACGAAATCACGATTTCTTGGGATCGCAGCCCGACCCCCGGCGCCTCGTACAATATCTTTCGAGGTACCGCTCCCGGCAACGAAGCCGCCACCCCCTACGCTACGAACGTCCTCGATGCGCCGCTCCTGGCTCTCTCGAGCGTGACCGCTTCGGTCTCCGGGAACGCGGTGTATACCGGCACCATCACTGGTGGCGACAGCAACGCTTTCATCGGCCTGACGTTCACGGTCACGGGATTCCTGAACGCTGGCAACAACGGCAGGTTCGTGTGCATGGCCTCCACGGCCACCTCGCTGACGCTGGCGAACACCGGCGCCACCGCTGAGAGTGCATCGGCCAACGCCCGCTCGCGTCCGTACTTCATCGACAACGCTGTGATCCCGGGTCACATCTACAGCTACGAGATCACGGCAGTGGTCGGTGGCGTGTCGAGCGCAGACTCGGTCGAGATCATCAGTCCCCCGGTTCCGTTCGATCCGGTACCGGATGCTGTGGACGTTGCTCTGGCGAGCAGCTTCGAGATTCTGGCCGGCTCAACGATCACGAATACCGGTGCGACCATAGTCGGCGGTGACGTCGGCGTGTCCCCGGGTACGTCCATCACTGGCTTCGGTCCCCCGGCCCTGTTCAGCGGCGTGCTGCACATGAACGACTTCGTCGCCGCAGCTGCTCAGAGCGCGCTCCACACTGCGTACACCGATGCACAGGGTCGCACGGGCGCCGTGACTCTCGCGGCTGATATCGGCGGCACGACTCTACGTCCTGGCGTCTACAACGCTGCCAGCTCGCTTGCCATCACCGGCACCCTGGTGCTGGATGCGCAGGGCAATCCCGACGCGGTCTGGATAATCCAGATCGGGTCAACGCTGACGACTGCCGTCAACAACAGCGACGTGCTGCTGCTGAATGGAGCACAGGCACAGAACGTGTACTGGGCCGTCGGCTCCAGCGCCACGCTGAATGGCGGAACGAACTTCGTCGGAACGATCATGGCGCAGGCGTCGATCACGGTCGGCACAGGCGTCAACGTGAACGGCCGGCTGCTGGCGATGACCGGTGCGGTCACGCTCGACACCGACACGGTCCAGATGTTCCTGGCCGCGGCCCTCGCTGTCTACGCGAGCAACACGTTCTTCAGGCTCGGCACGATCATCTACGACTGCGCCACGAACAGTTACCAGCAGGTCTCTGTGGCTGGTACGACTGGCGCCACGCGTCCCACGTTCAGCGATGTTGCCGGTGTCCTGACTCAGGACGGCAGCGTAACGTGGGTGTCGCTGGATCCGCCGCTCGTGACTGTGACCACTGGGCTGCCTCCGTCACCGCCCAACACCCCGCCCGCGCCTCCGGCGGCACCTACCAACCCCTCGGTGGTGTCGGAAGACTAGGGCGAGTTTGGGGAATGCCCCGGCGATTAAGCCGGGGCAGTCTTCTTGTGAGGTGGTCATGACTGTTACTACCTTCATCGCTGGCCCTATCGGCCCACGCGGCCCTGCAGGACCTCCTGGTCCTCCCGGCCCCGCTGGTACTGGCGGTGGGGGTACCCCTGGACCTACTGGCCCTGCCGGTCCCACTGGCCCACAAGGGGCAAGTGGGCCAGTGGGTGCCACTGGTGCTCAAGGTCCACAGGGAGATATGGGCCCAGCAGGCCCCCCTGGTGCAACAGGCTCCCCAGGAGCAGTCGGCGCTGTCGGTCCGACCGGACCCCAGGGCGTCGCTGGTGTGGCCGGTCCCGCGGGAGCCGCAGGCACAGACGGTGCCCCCGGCGCCGCCGGCGCGGATGGCGCTGTCGGTCCGACTGGACCTCAAGGTGCTTCTGGCCCCGCTGGTGTGGCCGGTCCCGCCGGCGCGGAAGGTCCCCAAGGTAATGTAGGTCCGATCGGTCCCGCTGGACCCACCGGCGCCACCGGTGCACAGGGTTCTGCCGGACCTGCAGGTCCCGCTGGAGCAGCAGGCACAGATGGCGCACCAGGCGCCGCTGGCGCAACGGGCTCCCCAGGAGCTGTCGGCCCCACTGGACCTCAAGGTGCTGTCGGCCTGGAAGGCCCTGCCGGTCCCGCTGGAGTCGCTGGCCCCGCTGGTGCAACGGGCTCCCCAGGAGCCACTGGGGCGGTCGGCCCCGAGGGCCCGGGAGGCGCCACTGGTGCCGCCGGTCCTGCCGGTGTAGCCGGTCCTGCTGGCGTAGCTGGCCCTGCTGGGGCAGCTGGTGCTACAGGCTCCCCAGGAGCCACAGGTGCCACTGGGCCGACAGGCCCCATCGGTGCCACAGGTCCTACCGGTGCCACAG